GCCATTATTTACTCCTATTATGCGTCAGCGAACATAGTTACTAAGGTTCCTGAACCTAAAACTATGCCTTCAACAGCATACTTGGCAGAAGCCATAGCAGTTACTTTTACTATACTGCCAACTAGTCCACCTTTAGTCGTGCCATTCATGGTTATTACATCATTTGATGCACCAGATATAAAAGTTTTACCTGTAGCATCATTCACACCTGTGTATAAACCACCAACGAATTTATCTGTTCCGTCAGTTAGGATATCCATATCTGTAGCTGCAGTTTCAACCACAAAGAAAAAACTAGCACCTAAGTTATTAAGCTGATTAGGGTCTTCGTCTTGTCCTGGTGCTGTAGCTACAATACTAGGAAGTGTAAACTTACCATCTGCATCATTACATGTTAAAATTTTACCTGCGTGTGCAGCAACAGTTAGACTAGTGTCTGCTGTTAAGCTAACAACTGCAGCGTTACCTGCTGAAATAAACCCAGCTAGAGATTTAACTGGACCTGAAAATGTCGATTTTGCCATAATTTCCTCCTTTGGAAATAAGTTCTATAGTCTCGGCTCGTCTGCTAGGTCAGTCTATAGAACAGTTAATATATCCTAGACTTTTATTCTATACCTATTGTCGAAAAAAAGAAAGGGAAGCCGAAGCTTCCCTTTACTCTGTTCAAACGATTATTTACGCTCCAGGGGATCCGTAAATACCACGCCAGTCACTAAAACCAAAAGAATATCTTTCTCTTGCTTTGTAACGCATGTTACCAGTTTCGAAGTCGCCTTCCATACCAGTAGACATTGGTGCTCTTACAAAATGTTTTAGTCCGTTAGGTGCATCTGTCTTTATGAAAAACGCATCAGTGTCTGTTAAGAAGTGGTTAACAGTGTAACCTTCAGGGAGCATTCCCATGTTTCTTAATGCATTGATGTCGTTGTCAGATGTACTAACTCTTCCTGGAGTGTTAAGCAGTCTATCAGCTATAAACTGAAGTGCTGGTGGAATGATTAGCTTTCTAGCTTGAACGTTAGTTTTTAAACCACGCTCATCTTTAAATGCAGCGATATCTAACATTGCATTTTCTAGAGAAGTTTCATTCAAGTCAGCAGCTGTGCTTGGCTCGTTGGATTGATCCCCAGCTGTCAAGGTTGGGTGGTCAGTTGCGAACAACTCTTTACCATCCCCTCCTGGAAAACTCGAGTTAAAACCATTATTCAAAACATTCGCAGCTTTCACTTGTTTCGTTTGGCTCATAGATCTAGCCAACGCTTTAGTGTATCTAGCTGAAATGCTGTCATAAAGGTTATCTTCTATAGCTTCTTCAGTAAGAGAGAAAGCTAATGCTACAGTCTCGTGTGAGTACCTAGCAGTGAAGGTCTCTTGAGCGTAGTCGTATGTGACTGCTGCCCCTTCGCCTTTCACTGGTGCTTCACCGAACCCTGATAACATAACTTCTTCCTCAAACGCTCTATCTGAGTTTTCTGTATCGAAAATCTCAGCATGTTCGTTTTCGTATCTGCTATATTCAAGTCCAAAGAGTGCATTTAATCCAGGCTCTAGTTCTGCCACTAATTGTGCTCTATTAATTGCCATCGTTATTTACTCCTTATGAATTACCGAACACAGAAGCTGGGAATGTTACATACACTCTAGCATATTGTCCGATTGAGTTAGAAGGTTTGTCGGGAAAACCTACCACTGTCGCAATACCACTAGAAGTTGTTGTTGTCACACCTTCTTTTGATCGACCTGTTGATGTATCACCTGCAGTTGTTGAGATAGTGTTTGTTGTACCGATTGATGCTTGTGTAGGTGTACCAGTTGACTGGGCTTCATACACAATATCAGGGTCGACATAAACAAACGCTTTCGCATTTGCAGAACCTAGCGTAGCAGTATCAGCTGTCCACATCTTAGAAAAGACGATTTCACCTGAAGTGTTTGTGAATTCTACTCCGTAAAACACACCTAGTGGAGTACCTGTTGCAGTACCCTGTATAACCAAACCACTCGAGAGATTGACAACGTCGCCCGAAAAAATCGAAGCATTCGTGCCACTTGCTATCGCAAACTCTGAAGGTCTGATTGTTCCACCAGACATATGATATGCGGGAGTGAATCCATCTGGGTCATTTACATTTGCCATTGTTATTCACCTTTGTAATATGTTGTTAAAATTCTTAGTTTCACCTAAGATCCTTTTCCGAAAGTAACTTTAGTGTTCCTATTAGGTTTAACTATAGGCATACGTGGGTCACTTTCTCTCATTAGATCTGTGTCGACAGCACGCATTGCGTCTGCAGTTTGAGCATCGTAATACTCATTCCGTTGATTTACTGTCTCCTCAGGTACTCTTGCCAGGATCAATCCACCTACTCCGATAACACCAGCATGTACTCCGTCTTGTATCGTCGGTGCTTCGAAATCTGGAAACTCTTCCGCACGTACAGGTTCAAAACCTTCACGTAGACGTTTAGACATATTAGTCCTATCGTCTTGTCCGAGTATAGACTCTCTTATCCAACGATGCTTAAAACCTGGAGGTGCAGGTGGTGCATCTAGTGCAGAGGGTGGTGCCCATGGTGTTGTGCGAGTTGTTTTATCTCGTGCTTGTGCAGATCGAGGAGATCGATCCGTAGCAACAGATTCGTCTACATTGTTAGTATCTTTTTCTGTCATTTTTTACTCCTATTGTGTTTTAACATATTTTGCATACTCTTCAAGAGGCACATTAAGTTTTTTCGCTATAGCTACTTGACTTTGTGTTAGTTTTACAGTTCTACTGCGTGCATTTTTATTTTTAGCTTGTCTTGTAGGACTCGCTACTCTCTGCACGGGAGAGTCGGAAACTTGTTCTTGATCTTCATTATAGTTACTTATTCCAAATTTGGAAAGCCTGCTATCAAGTTCCTGATAATACTCATCAGATGCTCCATCATAACCTTCATCCATCAGTTCTCTGTGCACACCAAACGCAGCAAAAGTTAATCCTTGGTCTTGACCAAACCAAGTGTTTTTTGCAGCCCACTCTTGTGCTCTAGGATCTGGTTGTGCTTGTGGTTGTTGAGGTTGCTGAGCTATGGCATCAGGTTGTTCTGGTGTATCTTGTTCTGTAGAATCTGGTGCTTTCTTCCTTTGTTCTGTAACACGACGTAAACTTTCCGCTTCTACAGACAAACGAGACAGTTTTTCATTAGCTTCGATTATAGCCTCTGTGTCTCCTCTATCAAAAGCATCTTTATATTCTTGTTTAGCTGCATCTAATTCAGTGTTGATTCTACTATCATACTCAGTGAACATAGCTGTGTTTGCTGACTGAGCTTTTTTCTTGAGCTCAGCGTTTTCTTGTTGCACTTTTTGTGCCCAAGACACTGCTTCTTCGTTTTGTCTTTCAGATTCTCTAAGTTTGTAAGTAAGCTTATTGATTCTTTTTTGTACTGAATCACTATACTCTTCTTGTTCAGATTTATCTGGTTCTTGAAGTTGCTCCTCTGCAGCTTCAGTCACTTCTAGTGTTTCTTCTTCTTTCTTTTCATCAGCAGGAAGCTCTACTTCTACTGACTCTTCTATGGCAAGATTTTCTTCTTGTTGCATGGTTTCCTCCATGTTGGTTATTAATAGTCTACTGCTTCTGGGTCTGGTATTCTAGCTAAAATTTCATCATCGTTCAAAAGACGTAGTTCTCCTCCGTCTATCTTGAACCTAGCACCAGCGTACCTACCGAAAAGCACCCATTCTCCCTCTTTACACCAAGCACCTTCAGGAAACTTTACAGGATCCTTATATGCATCTGGTCCAAGAGAAATAACGTATCCTACTACTGAGGATACAGTGTCTCTTTCTATTGTTTCAGAAACTAATTGTATACCACCATCAGTTACTGCTGATCTTCCTCTAGGTAGTATCAACACTCTATACCCTGTTGGTTGTGGTAGTATTTCTAATTGTGATGTGACTTCTTCGACTGTTTTGTCTTCTTTTACCTCTTCAGGTGCAGGTGTAGGTGCCTTATCAAAGTTCATTACTACATCTGGTACAACTTCTTTAGTCATCTATTTCTTTCTCCATTGTTTTTTGCAGGTCAATTATCTCTTGTTCGGCAGAGCGAAGACCTGATATCTCTCCGACGACGCGTTGGTATTGCTCGAAACTAGCAACACCTCCTGATGCGAGTGTAACTTCTAAACTGGCACGACGTTCTCTGTACCTTTTTAGTAGATGCTCGACAACTTTTATATAATCCACTAATCAGTGCTATGAAAATTTAAACCTTTGGTTGCAGCACCTGTTCCTCTAGTTTTTACTATTCTCTTTTCAGAATGTAGACCACCAGTTCCATACTCTTCATATCGACCGCCATCTTTCATTCCTTTTTTGCTCCTAAGTTTAGCAAAATCTTCTCCTTCTAACACTTTAGGATCGCCAGCCATTGCCGCAATCTTTTTCTGTTTAGGGGAATATTGTTCTGATTTACCTTTTGGCATACTTTACTCCTATCTAAGTTTTGTTGGTTTTCTACGTGCATTATTGACTGCGCCACAACCTCTACTCTGTACAGACATACCACCGTCAGCCATTTTAAACATTGTTCCTCCTGGCATTCCGTTCTTCATTCCACCGTCAGCCATTTTGTACATGCCACCGTCAGCCATTTTATACATGCCACCACCAGCCATTTTGTACATGCCACCATCAGCTTTCTTCGCAGTTTTGGCTGCTGCTTCAAAATCAGCTGCACTAGGTGCTCCTTTAGCACCTTTCTTTCTCATTTTTTCGCCACGTTTTCTTTTTTGATTAATGTTGTAGTAGAGACCTTTTTTAGCAGTTCTACCATCTTTTGTTTTATGTGTTGCTTTAGCCATTATTCGCTATCCTCCTCTGCGTCTTTAACTTGTTTCAATATTTCACTATAAGATTTCTGTGACTTGAGCTCAGCTTCCATTGCATCTTTCTCACGTGAAGCTGCAATTCTCTGTTGAGCAATGTCTTCATTCTTATCTGCCTTCGCTAAAGCAGTTTGTGAATCTATCTCTGCTTTAGTAAGTTCGGTTTGAGCACGTAGTTGATCAGCTTGTGCTTTTCTTTGTATCTCCATGCCTTGTAGTTCTAGCTGTTTATTAGCTAGATCTATCTCAGGTTGCTGTTGAGCAATCTGTTGTGCTTGCATAAGTGCTTGTTCTTGTCCTGTAATCTGCTGAGTTGCTTCTGCTGCCAGCATAGCGATTTGATTCTGTACTTCCATAGGTACAGGTTGTCCCTCAGGAGGTAACTGTATGCCTTGTTCAGCTAACAACTGTTGCACCTGTAATCTGTACTTCATAGCTTGATGCTCTTGTATGTGTGCCTGCAATGCTTGCACTGCAGCAGGATTCTGTTGCACCATAGGGTTTTGCATGAACGCCATGTGTGCAGCTATGTGTGCATCATGGTTCTGTTCCATAAATGCTTTCAACGGCATACCCATAAGTGCATCTTGGTTTTCTTGCACAGGGTCTTTAGGAAACATGTCTTCTGGTGGTTCTAGTATCTCGTCTATGTTTTGTACACCTAATGCACTGTACATTTTAAAATATGCTTCTCTAAGATTGTGTAGTTGAGGTGCACTTTGTGCTAACTGTAGTTGTGTTTGTGCTAGAACTACACGCTGACTCATACTAAATATGTTAGGGTCGCTTACAGGTAAGACATCTACTTGCCCATCGAAATCCTTAGCGTAAATTGTACGTGAGCCACCCACTACATCGTATGGATATTCTGGTGGTAACGACTCAGCGAAAACTCTAGCTAAAAGTTTGAACTCAGTTTTTTGTGCATAATGTAGACGTTTATGTATCGCCGACATTATTTTACTACCACGCTCTAGCATAGCGATAGTTGTACCAACAGGTGCTTCTTGTCCCATGTCACCTATCTTCATATCAGCTATGTTTGCAAATCTTTGACCACTTTCTACTATTACACCCAATAGTTGTGCTAACACACCACTAGGTTCTTTGTATGGCAATGGCATAAGTGCGTCTCGTATAGTACCTCCTGGCACATCTACATCTCGCCATTCTCCTGGCTCTATAGGAGTATCATCATCCCTGATTCGCATTCCTCTAGCTTTAAAACCAGCAGGCAAGTTACTAAGTGTTCCTGCATCTACGAGTTGTCTAAGTAATGAAGTCGCTGATTTACTAAGACCACCTATCATGTGTATTAGACCGAAGCCATAAAAACCTAGTCCTGGCAGAAACTTGTAGTGTACAAAATATTCTATCTTTCTTTTTAGAGGATCATCAGGTGAAAAGTTCCTGCGGATAGCTAATACTTGATTGCTCTCTTTTATCATCGTTACAATGTACGGGAGGGCTATACCTGTTTCCTCACCGTTTTCTGTATCTTCGAATCCTTCTAAGTCTAAGTCAACATGCATCTCCAGTACTGTGTATGTTTCTGAGTCTACTGGTTTACTGACACCAGTTATTTCATCTATCTTACTTTTGACACTTGAGTACTCATCTTCGTAAGGTTCTCCTATTTCTACATCTCGGTACAAACCTGCTTGTTGCATTTTACGGATTTGGTTCTCCGTCATCTGTATTACATGTGTCGCTCTAGGGCAATCAAGTAAGTCTGTCGTCGAATACGAGACAATGAAGTCCTCAGCCATTATAAAATTACTGACTGCTCTAGCTTTTGATGGATCGTAAAAAACTTTTTTGAAAGCAGAACCAGACAAGGGTAGATAAAACAACAGCTGGTCTAGTTCAGGATCGTACTCTTCCATGTTGTAAGTTATCTGATAGTTCATAAACTCTTTGACTCTTTGTGATTGCTGTTCTTTTGCAGCATCTACGTTACCTAGAACTTGTGTTTTAACAGGTCCATCAGCAGGCAACAGTTCTTTGTATGCTTGTGCTTGGAACTGTGCTACAGACTCTGATAATAGTGGGTGGTGTACACCACTGGCTCCTGGAAAAGGTTCAGTTCTATCTTCAGTTTTTATCCCTAGTAAATCTAGTCCTTTCGTAAATGTGTCTAACCATTCTTTTCTTGACTCTTCGTCTTCGTCAAAGTCTGTACACAAATCCATACTAAGTGCACGAAGGTCGTCTTCATTTATAACTTCCGCTAAATTAGAATTAAAATCTTCTATAGGATCTGGTACTATGGCGATATTAGATTCTTCTTCGCCTTCGATAAGTATGTTTTCAGGTAAGACTGGCTCTTCTTCTTCGGGCAGTTCTATCTCTAGTTCTTCGGCAGAAACTGGTGACAATGTTGATTTTTCTACAGCCATATTACTCTTGTCGACGATTAATGATTTGAATCATACTTTAAAAAGTGCTCAATAGTAAACTCGTTTCCTTCGATACACAGGTTCCTCTTCGTAGTCTGTGTCTAGTTTTACGAAACCACCTTGCCTAAATCTCATCAATGCTTGTGTTGTGCTATCAACTAAATCGTCGTGTTCTCCGTAAGGAAAGTCCGACACTTCGTCCATCAACTGTTCTGCCCAGTTAGTTTCTGGCACCCACACGTACCCACCACTGAACAACGGAGTACAAGAGTTAAGTCTCGCAACTTTGTCTTGTCCTCGGCTCGGTGTAAAGTTTTGTACAGGTATGCCAAGAGCACGGAGTTCTTGTGTCAATGGCATACCAGATGCTTTACCTTCTATAATCACGGACTCAGGTTCCCATGTTTTGTATTGTTCTAGAGCTTTTTCCTTTAGTTCAGGGAAAGAGAGCCTTGCTCGCACTGAGTCAAGTAGCACTATATGTGCTTCATTGCCTGCATAATTTTCTTCACCAATAGTTCCCTCAGGATAAAAGACTCCCCATGTAGTGATAGCTGAGTAGTCTGCTCTTTCACTTTTCAAGAAAGCCGTGTCGTAAGATTGAATGATATAGTCAACATGTGGCGGATGATCTCTATCCCAGATCTTGAACCAATCTCTACTTATAATCGACGCACCTTCCCCAGTAGGATTCTGCATATATTCTGCTGCCCACTTCGAAGGTGAGATCGATGCTTTTATTTTTTCTAACTCAGGTTTTGGCCAATAGTCTGGCCAGAGAGATTTACCTGACGGCAGGATAGCAGGCAGTTCAATAATCTCCCACTGGTCAGCTTCATCTGATTCCATCATCTTTTTTACAACACGACCAGTCAAATCTTTTTTAGACCAACGTGTCATAACCATTACGATGGCACCTCCTGGCTGTAATCTTTGTCTTGGTCCAGTCATGTACCATTCATAAGCATCGTCAAGAGCATTTGCACTCATGGCATCTTGTTCTGAGTGTGGGTCGTCAATAATAAATAAGTCCGCACCCCTACCAGCTAGTGCACCACCGACACCTGACGCGAAGTATTCGCCGTTCAGCTTTCCGTCAACAGTTCTTGTTTCCCATCTTCCTGCTGCTTTACTCTCAGGGTTGAGCTCAACGTTCGGGAATATTTCTCTATATTGCTTTGTGTCTATCAGGTCACGAATCTTTCTACCAAAACGAACAGCCAAGTCTGCCGTGTGCGTTGCCTGTATAATCTTGAGTCCTGGGTTTTTACCGACAAGATATGCTGGGAACATGTAGGAGGCAAACTCCGACTTAGTGTGACGTGGTGGCATATTAACGATCAGCCTTTTTAGTTCGCCCGAAGCTATTCTATCAAAGGCTCTTGCCATTATGCGATGATGCTCACCTTCTATGAAGTCTGACCACATGGCTTTTACAAATGGAAGAAAGTTTGTCTGTATTGTTTCCTTTTTCTGGAGCTCCGCCAATCGTTCCGATAGTTCGAGGTGTTCGACCAGTAACTCTTGGGGAATATGCTCTAGTTCTTTATCTTTCATATGAGTTTAAATTTTTGTTGGAAAATTTTTTGGACCACAAAGACTGTGAACCAACGTAAAGTTTTACTATAGACGACGAGGCAGCAGGGGGGGTCATCATGCTCTGAGTCAATTTACCATGAGTCAACATAGAAAAGAATCCTACCAACACTCAAACTCCTCCTGAACTATTGCCCTTTGACTGTTCTCGAAGATTGTTCTCGAACTCAGGCTCGGAGTCAGGAGCCTTCTCACCTTCGATAGTGTAGTTCGTTACAGGCAGAACCCCTCCTGTCTCCTGGTGTAATTCCTTGAGTCTTTCAATTATTTCTAGTTTGGTAAGATCCGAAGTTTTGTTGACTGTTAACTCTTTGCGTTCAACATATATACCAGCAGCTTTGCCTCGACTTACTTCGGCAGTAACGGCAGCACCAAAGGCATTGTTCTCGAGTGCTTTGTCTCTTAACTCCTCTAGGTTGTCTAGGTGCTTTGCTAATGTGAGTCCTGCTCTTGCTGCTCCTCGGTTCTGTAACTCCTGAATCCTGTTCTGGACCAGTGGTTCGTGATTCGCCAAGTATGCTCCTGCTCGTGCAGCATTCTTGTGTGAATAACCAGCCATGATCGCTGACTCCTTTAAGCTAGTTCCCGATGCTACAGCCTGTGCGAACTTCTCTTGTTTCGGTGTCAGTTTCTTTTCCTTGCGACTAGGTTCCATATATCTTACTCCTCCGTACACACTATATAAGGACGTGGATACGTTGTTTACACTATCATAATACTAAACTCTTGCTATCGTAAAGATAACGCATGCATTACGCATATTGCTCTCTCATGCCAATAACCTACCAATAGGTCAAGCCAATACGCTGTATCCTCTTCTACAAGAGGCATTTAGCAACATCCTATTACCCTATTGGCTGTTTCGATGTTTTTGACTAACTGAAAAAGAAAAATCCATTCCTCATATATAAGGCAATAACCCAATATGAAAATGGCTCCCGAAGGAGCCATTTAACAAAAGTTATTAATTAGAGACAGAGGATATAAGTACCACTGTCTTCAGCAGTTAGATGCTCAGTTTCGCAAAGCGAACCGACAGTACCTTCGGCAGATTTAGTAGACCAGCCATTATTAACTAAAGCATCAACTAGCCAAGTAATATAGACTCTGTCCCAACCTTCTTCAGCCCAGTCGGAGTGTGTAATAATAACATCGTCAAAGATATTCATCGCTTTTTGTTGGTTAGCAGTTAATTGATTTTTCATAATTTTCTCCTTTCTTGTTGTTAATAAATAATCAATACAGTTATGATGCACTATTCGGCAATAAAAGTAAAGGACTTTATTAAATTATTTTTGCCCATAAAAAAATGGCTCCCGAAGGAGCCATTTATTAAGAGGTTAGTTGTTAATCGTTATATACTTCTTTTTTGTTTTCCCTATAAAACTCTATTCTGTAATCTTTTAGTTCTTCTGCTGTAGCAGGGAACAACCAGCCACCAGTTAAAAGTTCACGAGTAGCCATAGGTAAAGAAGTAACCATCCTAAAATTAACATCATAAAGTTCCTTGTCGGTGTAACCAGTAACATCACCGAGAAGTAAATAGTTAGACTGCGTGTTGTAGTGGTATTGGTTCTTAGAACCAGGAGTGAAAGACTCGTAGCCACTGCCAATCCACAGTTTGTTGTCGTAAATATAGAGAACATGCCTGTTACCATACATGCCTGCGTCTACTGCTGCTACAGTTTTGATACCAAGTTCCTCTAGTCTAGAGTCGTAAATACTGTTAGTTTTTATTGATACATGTTTCATAATTTTCTCCTTTTAGTTGTTATTCGTAATAAGCTACAAACTCAGCGACAATCTTCTTAGGAAGCTGTGTAAATAAGCACTCTATGTCGTTGAACTTTTTGGTAATACCTGTAGCATTATCTAGCAAAAAGTATTTAGCGACAGTAGATTGGTCGTCGGATATTGTAAACTCGTTATTAGCTGTATCGATAGATTCACCTTCGGCAGTATTATGCCAGAATACTTCTATAGCTAGTTCGATTAATTGATCTTTTGTCATAATTTTCTCCTTTCTTAATAATCAATACAACTATGATGCACTATTCTAGAGTAAAAGTAAAGGACTTTTTTAAAATAAAAAAATGGCTCCCGAAGGAGCCATTTAGCAAGAGGCAACAGACTATCTGTTAACAGTCACAGTAACAAAGCCATATTCCTCGCAGTAGTTAGTGCCGATGCTAATACCAGTACCAAGCCTGCAAGAAGTATCGTCGTCGCCAACGTCTCTGTACCTTTGCATTTTAAGACCAGAAAAATGATCAGCATCCTCGCAAAAGCCAAGAAACTGTTTCCAAGTTAATCTAAGCACAGGACCAAGACTGCTAAACTCTTTACCACCATAAGTGTCGCCATGTTCTACGGAAACATCGACGCGTTCTACATACGTGACAGGAGTGTAATAATCGATGTGGACTTTCAAGCCAGACTTTCTTTTAAGGTTAGTAACATGAGCAATAGCTTCAGCGCCAGTCATTACCATTATTTCGTTTTTGTTATTTTCCATAATTTTCTCCTTTCTTTTTAATTAATAACAACATAATGATGCCTGAGTCTACATAAAAGTAAAGGACTTTTTTAAAATAAAAAAATGACTCCCGAAGGAGCCATTTAACAAGAGCCAAGATATTACCCGAGCCACCCCACTATTTCGCCATCTTCGAAAAACTTGACTCTTTCTTTTATGTCATCGACAGTTAGCTGGGAGCCGACAGACTCGCCTTCATAATTAAGACCCAATACTAGACCTTTACCAGCAAAACTACGAGGAGGATCGCCAAGGATTCTGAAGAAATCACTATTATTCTTCAGTAAACCTTCTTCGTCGATAAATAGTGTGTGTTCCTCGTCTATTTCAGCACATTCAAAAAGATCGAAGTCACACAGTTTATATATCTGCTTGTAGTCACCACTATAGTCTACTTCGGTTACCGATCTAGCAGTAGGATCGATAAGAATGCCCCTCACGAGGCACTCCTAATTTCGACATAACCCCATTTACGCAAGTAATTAAGGTTATCTTCGCATAAGCCAAGTTCCTTTTTAACTATGCGAACAGGACGACCTTTATCGCCGATGCCGTGAACCATTTCCTTAATGTTCTGCGAACGAGGCACACAGGCACCCATGCGAAACTGCTCGGACTGTATGACAATATCGGTGGGCGATATACCATAGTCTCGTGTTTCGCGACTTTTTGGGGTCTTACGTTTTACATGCTCAGAAAGTAAAGCTAGTGCCTCTTCGGCAGTAGGATTACCATCGACAGCTTTTCTGAGCGTTTTGAAAACAGTCGACAGGTTTTTGTTATATGGATTTGTCATTAATATTCTCCTTTCTTATTCCATAATTTAGAATATGCTCTTTCAAGCATATATAGACGATCTAGCTTAGATTCTAAAGCATAGAACATCGATATAGCACCCGAAAGTAGCACGCCAATCATACCGAGAAACTCGGATTCTCTACCATAGTTGCCGTCGGCGAGTAGCATAGCTAACAGTACACCGAGGAACAGGGTTATTATAGTTTTGGTTATATTCATATTTTTCTCCTTTCTAATAATATGATGATAATAGATTCTACAAAAAAGTAAAGGACTATAGCTCTAGCTCGGCAGCTATATCGTCTAGTTCGTCGAATCTTTCTAAGTAGTCGTGATCCCACAACAATTTTTTCCATAGAGTTATGTCGTATTTAGTATCAAGAACAATAAGTTCAAGAATACCCTGTATCTGATACTGACGGAGACTATCGGAATGATAATCTTGTAGTAGTTCTTGTATGATCGCATCGTGTAAAGGTTGCAAATCTAACTCCTTATCTACGGTACATTGACTAGCATACTCTAAGAGTGTTGCATACTGAGTTATGTAGAATACCTTGTCACTAAGACGTAATGCTGGGTCTTGAGTGCTGTGTAGATCTTCCTCATACTTAGCTGTGTGAGCAGACAAAGTGTGAGTAAAGAACAACAAACATTGGTTAGCGTCAAGATCTTGAACGCGATCGAATATTTGTCTAATGAATATAGGTTTATTAGGTTCCCATTGTTTTCTCATATTTTTTCTCCTTTCTTCTAAAACAATAACACTATGATGCATGATTGTACAACAAAGTAAAGGACTTTTTTAAAGTTTTTAAACCTTTATAATTGTAACATGATCGATCTTTCTAAGATCTTTAATTATTCGCCAGATAACATAGCACCAGAGTTATTAGAAGCAACAAAAGATTATGTTCTTGTTCCAGAAGATTCGTTTATGCCAACCGATGAGGTTCGTGAAAAAATTTTAGATTTCGTAGAGGAACCAGCAACCGACATAATCAGTTTCCCATTTTTAACACCAAAATATTGCCGACAGCTTGTAGATACCTGCGAAGAGATAGGACAATTTAGGCATCGTCCTGGTGACGAATATCCTGCACCAGAGATTGACCTAAAAGATTTATCACCTTATGCCAATACAGCACACATACAAAAAATAGAGAAACACATAGTCCCTATAGCTGCATCATTCTGGAATTTTCCTGTTATATGGTTGTCTTCTGCCTTCGTGGTGAAACACAGTATGGATGGACAGATTGGCAATCCAGGATGGCATCATGACGGATTAGCTGATGTAAGTTTATCGGTGCAATTAAACGATGATTTCGATGATGGTGGTGTGTATTTCGAAAGGCAAAAGTTTGCTGCTGGTCCATTACCAGTGGGTCATGCAATATTGTTCCCTTCTCGTGTGACACATAGGCACACAGCTTTGAACATTACAAGAGGCAAACGATACTCACTCACATACTGGATGAAAGGAGATATTCCAGAAGATTATTCTGCTAGGACTGTTTAAATATAGATAATTTCGAATCGTATTTCCTGCACCGTATCTAACCAGAAAAATACAACATAAATAAACAGAGAAAACACAGCTAAACCAACTACAGAGTTAATTACTGTTTTCCATCTATATTTAACTAAGTCGATAACTTTGCTTATGAAGTTAAAAACTTTCTCTCGTTTCTGTATTTCTTTCTTTTTTCTTGGCATTATTTTTCCTATCTATTACTAAACTATTCTAAAAAACAAAAGAAATGCAAAGAACACTACATAGATTATCAATATACTTAGCCAAAACATTTCTTTTTTTAGTTCTTTTTCAAATATCTTTTTCACTATCTTTCCTCTAACCAACCTTTATCAGTAAACTCTAAATATTTTTGGTCTATGAGCATCGGTTCTTCTGGTAGATCAACGATTTCATAAGTTTTATTTTCTTCTATAGTGCCATCAATAAGTCTTGGTGGGTTTACGAGTAGCTGATAATCTGCTTGTGCTACAGCTTCTTTTAGAGATTTAGCAGTAACACTACAGTATTTAACTTGTGTAGATGTAACTCTAAGATTGTATGTTTTCATAGCGTCTTTTTCTTGCTTCAGCACCTTTTCTCCTTCTATTTAACAGTTTCCAACCTCGTTTTTTAATTTTTCTTGTGACTAAACCTTGAGTTTCCTCAGGGCAACTTTTTTGCCATTTATCTTGCATGTTTTTTAAATCCATATTTATTTTCCCGTACTACCGAAACCACCCATGCTTCGTTTTGTTATACCACTAAATTCTAACACAGGAGTCCACATTACATTAATTATAGGTAAGATAACTAATTGTGCTATGCGATCACCTTTTCCTACATAATACTCTTTTTCGGAATTGTTAACAAGATTCACAATTAATGAACCTTGATAATCAGCATCGATTATGCCGAGTGTGTTTTTAAGCGATATTCCTCTACTAGCTAATCCTGAGCGTGGGCAAATTAAACCACATATTTCTGTATCACCTAAATATATGGCTAGACCTATGTCAAATTTATGCGACTCGTTGGGGAGTAGTTCTTTATCTTCTAACGAAACTAAGTCTAACCCTGCTGAGCCGACAGTGGCATATTCTGGTGGGGATGGGTATGTTCCGTTTGTATGTGTTACTTTTAATTCTATTTTCTTCATTTATCTGTCCTTTATTTTTTTCCACACGTAATCTATCAATATTGCCCAAGTTGCGATTATAACAAACCATTGTAACAAGAACCATGGTAGTTGTATAAGAAATATTAAATTATCCATTATGTTTTGTACTTGTTTTTAAATTCTTTATATTTATCAGTATTGGCACCACGCATGTTAGGTACATTGTCGGGAGTCGTGTCGGCAATCTCAAGTAGCTGAGCACCGCCACGATAACTAACAAAACCAATGTACATATTGTCAGCATCTTTTAGTAACCAGCCACCCATACGAGCGGAAGAGTTTTTCTCGCAAGGCACACGAGTGTAGTGAGGATATTCGGTTCTTAGTTGTTGTACTATTTCGTTGAATGTCATAATATTTCTCCTTTCTTACCTTTATCATGCCTGACTGTACAGAGAAGTAAAGGACTAGGTTGCTCTCGGTGGTAAATTAGCTCTGTCATTATGAAACCTGTTAAGTCGAGCATCACACACATTTACCTAGAGAATCGGCACCCAAGAGCACGTACCCATAGGAGACTTAACAGTCTAAAAATCTTTACCCAGTCATGATATATCATTTAACAACAGAGTAAAGGACTTTTTTAATAAATCCCAGTCATAAGGTTTTTTAAGTGCTAGTGCTGGTCCGAGTCGTAACCCTTTATCGGCAACCTCACGAGCATTAGCACCATAGTACAAGTATATTTGTGCGTCAGGAGTTCTAACTAATATAAAACAACGACCACCATGTAAAGAGCGTTTTATCAACCACCCTACTTGCTCTGGTCGCAGTCCTATCTTTTTTCCTGCGTTTACAACCTTTAATTCTACCCAATACTCAACACCATCGTCGCATGCGTTAAAATCTGGGATCCCACGCCCAGTACTTCCCGTCTCGATTCGCTGTACGTGCACGTTATTGAGGTTTTTATTGACTAAACCCCAAAAAGCATTCTCTTTCACAATGTCTCAAGAACTTTTTTGTTTATACTTTTTACACCTTTATCCTTTAGCCAGTTATCAAAATTAGCTGGGTCTTGCTCTTTCTTATCAGCTTCTAGTTTATGTGCTTTATAGTAATCACCCTCACCTATCTTACATCTACGAACTATTTGGTGTATGCGTTGTTTTGACACACCAAACTGTTCACCGATACTCTCTAGTGTTTCACCTTTTTTGTACAGATTGTATATATGTTGATATTTATCTAAGTAATCTTGTGCAGATTTCTCATCTATTCCTTGCATTTATTTGCTCCAGTATTTATTGTGGTCGACCACAGCAGTACCCCAAGTTTCCCCTATCTCAGCATCTACTTTTGATGGCACTACTAGATCAACACAGTTTTCCATGATTTCTACAATCTTTCTACTTTCTTGTTTATTTAAAACTGATACGTCAAGTTCATCATGTACCTGTATGTGAGGAACTATACCCTCTTCCCACATATCCAACATAGCTTGTTTTGTCATATCAGCAGCACTTCCCTGTATCAAGCGATTAAATGCACGATAAGTAAATGCCCGACGTAAGTTAGCACCATACTCTTCGTACGCTTGTTCAAAAGGGAGGGGTGTATTTTTCTCGTTTCTTGGTTCATACATGTCGAAACGACATTTTCTACCCAAAAGTGTTTTTATGTAACCCACGTTTTCTGCCTTACGAGAGCAGGATAACGTAAGTTCTTTAATAAATGGTACTTTTGAATGATAGTTATTGAACAATGCATCAGCTTCAAGATCATTTATGCCGAGTGCTTGTATTAATTTAGTTTTACCCATGCCATAACTTAATGACAGGTTAATTACTTTTGCATCTTTTCTTGCTATGCCTGCCATATCAGCCACTATCTGATGAAAGTCAGCATCGTCTTCTTTATAAGCAGACACTGCTTCTTCTGATCCAGGAAGATTCATCCTAGATGCATAATGCACAGTTAATCTTGGTTCTTGTTGCGAATAATCAAAGGCACCCCAACTATGTCCTTCTTCTGGTAAAAACAAACCACGAACTAATGGACCAAGAACAGGATCTCTAGCTGGTACTTGTTGCAAGTTTGGTGTGCTATAACTAAACCTGCCACTAACAGTGCCCCCAGAGTCACCACGCAGAGGATGCATTTGCCCATGTATTCTACCTTTATGAGCATGTTCTAATACCATGTTTTCTATAAACGCACTGCGTATCTTTTGATATTTTCTAGCTTCAACAATCAATTTAGGTAGTCCGTGGTTAAGACTTTCTAGCCACTTACCAGTAAAACTAGGTGCATTAGTTTTTTGTGTTCTAGGATATGTTAACCCAGCTTTATCAAACGCTCTAGCCACACTCGCTGATGCCCAAACGTCTACATCAACACCATACTTATACTTTATTTGTTTGATACATTCTCGCTCTTGTTTTCTTAATGTTTGTACACTCTCTTCTGCTTTACTTATGTCAACACGTACACCTTTCCATCTCATTTCTACAAGCAGAGGTATTAAGCTAGACTCTAGTTCATAAATAGATTGCAAGTTTTCATCTATAAGTTTTTTCTGTAATACATCCCACAACTTTAACGTAAGCACTGCGTCCTGTTCAGCGTACTCACCCACATATTTTGCAGGTAAGGCATACATCTCGGACTTTGGGTCTATACCCCATGCACTAGCAGCATCTTTTAGTAATGTTTCGTCTTTAGTTTCATCACAATAATCTGCACCTAAAGAGTCTAATGAGTATCTTCTGCGATGCTCATCTACCAGTGGAGCAGCAATCACAGTATCATGTATTTTACCCTGTATTCTAACACCCTCTCGTTTTAACCAACCAACATCATACAATGCATTGTGAAATATTTTATCAGCACCACCACTTAGTGTTTTATTTAGCCAGCGTAACACAAGACCTACGTCTAGATTGCCACCACCTTCATGCCTTATGGGTAAATAACCACTCCAGTTATCTGTAGCTATGGCTATGCCAGTTACATGCCCATTACCAGTCGCCCATCCTGGACCAGATAACTTTAAATCTGGGTCTTTAGTTTCTAAGTCAACAGCTATACGTTCGGCTGAAGATAGATCAGGCAGTGTCTCAGGAGGAGTCCAGTCAGATCTAGGTGTAAATATAGGTTGTTGTATCATTCCGTTGCTCCGTAAGACTGCACTAAATGTGCAAGCAATGCTTTTCCTTTTGCGTTAAGTTTCATATCGACTAATTTTTCAACACCATTACTAAAAACTACGTTCACGTTTGTGTTGCCTAAACTACGCTGATTAACACAGTACCAAAGTAACTCAAATAAATCAGATTGTTTAAAAAGTTCTTGTTCTTGTGGTGTTAAATCATAGTCAACACCTAAATCTTTCTCTATTTTCTTTTCTACTAACGCTAACTCTAACGCTAAGTCTTTGTTGTTCCACTTCGTGGGTGCAGGCATATCACCAGTTTGCTTCTCAGCTACATCGTGTGTAAGTGCCTTTAGTATTGCATGTTTGCTTATGTGTGGGTCTAGCCAATTTAGTATAACAGCAACACCCCATGAGTGACTGCCTACAGTTTGTTCCCCTATGGTAGCCAGAGTGTGGTAACGCTTAACTTCCCCTCCGTCTAAGACGTTTAGTAGCTCATCTACATTAGTACGTGCGATAGTCATTGCATACTCCTGATTTACCATAGTGGCACCACCTACAATTATCTACACTAGCTTTAGCAGGATATTCTGTTGCCTCAGTCAGTTTTAGTGCTCGATTATGGAATAGTTCTTGTCTCTCTTTTATGTCGTCAACAGTGTAGGAGTGTCGAGATATTTTACCATGGTCTAAATACCATAACTCTGCCTGTATGTTTTCTACACTAGGGTCACGATTATACGTTGCAGCTGCATATAGAGCACACTGTTGTTCGTGAGAAGATTCGTTACCCATGTATCTGCCTGTCTTAAAATCTATAACTACAGTGCGATCTGGTCTTTTTACATAAGCATCAATCTTATATCTGCACCAAGTTTTATCTTCGTTCCATGCTGCAGGTTGCCATTCTAAATCGAATGCCCAATCTTCTTCTACGAAAACAGTTCCTGCATCGTAACCTTCTCTAAGTTGTTCAAAACCTTCCTCAAACATATGCAAACCACGCGTCATGGGACCTTCACCCTTTATATACAGTTCGGCTTCATTATGTATGTTTGTTCCTCTGGTTGCAGCAGGATGCTGTGGTGTAGGGATCTTTTCTATATTAGCATAATAGTATCGTTTAGGGCATTGCTCAAAAACAGATAATCTACTGTATGACCAACGATTAACTATGGCATGGTCCGACATCTTTCTCCTCCTGTTTACCTATGACTGCTTCTATGTCCTTAGTTTCTTCTGTACCTTTCAACCTTCTCTGTAACCACTCTACGCATGCTTTTTGCCAATCCTCAGCTTTGCAATATGTTTTTAAAACACCTATTGCTCCTTGTGTATTTTTATCTTTGTGCATACGCCAAGCAGTTTGCATCGGGATAACAACATCAGAGAAAAAATGGTTTGCGAAATCTTGCTCAGCATCAGCAAAAAATGCATCTAAATCATTATCAAACTCTTCAGGGTCGTTAACCATGGGGAACACCGATAGTTCTTTGTATGGGTTACCAACTAAAGGGTACTTAAAACTGTAGTAATCAAACTCAGGCAACTTATCTTTCATTTTATTAAACAGTTCCGTATATACATGGAAACTGTCGCTTACTTGATTATACACACCAACAGTTACACCTATTCTTGCTGCCATATATTCTTGTAACATAGAAAAATGTACAGCGTTTGCACCATACGCTCCCCATATCATGTCATTAGACCTGCAACACACAGTCATGTTAAGTTTACCACTGCGCACTTTAAAATATATGTGAGTGTTGCAAGGAGTGTCTAGTGTAGTTCTATCTAAATCGTTATTACATTCCCACATAGCTACTACGCAACGACGATCGTCAGGATTTTCCTTTAACCTACGAACAACCACATCTAGCTGGTCTTTTTCGTAAAACTTTCGCCACCTATAGCCATATGCACCATTAAATGTTTCACCATTATCGGTGAACGCTCGCATACCTTTGTTATAATACGCAACAAAGTCTACGTCCTCTCTACCTTGTAACATCCACAAACCTTCCATAAAATGGAAAAATGGATTAGCATCCCTACCTTCCCAAAAAAGCACACGTTCACATGGGTTTTCGTATGTTGTTATAACTGGACCTTCAAACTCTAAAGTTTGTCCTGCCCTGCTATCTTGTTCTACAACATCATTATCCCACGTAAATGCGTCCATACCTAATATAAATGCTTCATGAACATTTCTACTGTTTATAGTTTTAGCCATTTGTTATAATCTCCAGTTATACCACAGCAGACAGTTTGAAAAAGTCTGTCATGATTTCGTTAGTTTTATTCGCTACATTGTCAGAAACAACACCCACTTCTAGTTTACCATAAAAGCCTGTTGGTTCATTGTTAGCCAATGACAGATACTGAAGAGCTACTCGTTCTCTTTCGAAATGCTGTAAAAGTTTTCTATTGTTTTCTTGTATGTCTTCTGCCCAGTCTTGGTTTAAGTTTACAGTTTCTGTAATAACAGAAGCGAACTCCTGAGGAGTAGCATCATGAGGCACCATCATATAGTTTTCTGAAGGTTTGAACACTTCGCCCTCACCTTCGGCATTGGTAGAGATTCCATAGTTCCTCGCAATAGGTATTGCCCCCTCTATTATCCCATCGACGATCACTCGATTAAAATGGTCACCTATTTTTGCGTATGCAACTGACCAGGATGGGTCAATTACGCATTTAACCTGTCTTAAATGTTCCCTAACTTGTGCTTCAGTTAAGTAGCCAAACCATTCCATGCCATACTGTAGTGCTACATCCCATATCTTTTTACCATGATGCTCGTAACTTATATCTGGGTCAAGTTCTGGTGAAACAAAATACTTTTCCTTACATTTATCTTTAGAGGTCATGTAGTTGTGCTCAATACCACCACCAGCCATACGTTTCTCAAAAGTTTCTGGTAAATGTGGGATAGCTCTAACTAAATCGTCAACATGTTTCCAACCTTTGAACGTTTGCATAGAGATAAATCCGTTCTTACGTTGATTCCAATTAGGTTTGTTTAAGTCGCTTATGTCTTGTGGGTTAAGTATCAACGCTCTAGGTACATTTAGTACAGCAGCACCATGGTAAGCACAAGGATGCACACAAGCTAAACCATTTAGATGATGGGATATCTGGCTTATCCAGGGATAACTTTTTTGCATATTACCATCGTGGATAACAGCTACCTGTTTAATTCTATCAGGTAAATCATACAATGCCAACCAATCCGTATTACCTTCATTGTCTCTTTGCTTTGTAGGAACAGGGATTTGCCACACAATTAAATCGTACTCAGCCACATACTCTTTCCAACGTTTAAGATTACTGTTGCCTTTGTAAGCAAACCTACTGCTTTTAGGAAACAACCAACCTTTTCCTTGATGTACAGGTATGCCAGAACCACGCTGTTCATAGCCAGTTTTATCTTTTGTAGTTTTTTCTTTAATAGATTCTCGCCATACAAGTTCTATAAAGTCAACGTGGTGACCTTGTAGCTTAAAGCCAGAAATTAAGTTTTCATTGTGGTTTATTATGCCACCAGGACTGTTAATCCCATACATTGTTACCAATATTTTCATGTATTTTCCTCCTTTCTTTTAGTTACATGTTCTTCAACTAAAAGCAGATATCTTCTTAAATCTTGTATGTCATCTAAGATTCCCTCTGCTCGTGTATCGTTTTCGTATGCTTCAAATATGTCGTAAGCAACTTTCTTAACTTGATTTTCGATGCGATCCCACTTACGAGCCAACATCATAAACGCACCTACACCGCCACGTTGTCGCCATGATGTGCCATAAGACTTCTCTGCTGTTTCTAGTTTATCAACATCAGTTTGTGCGATCACTCGCATGTTTTCAAATTTACTAAATTGGTTGTTCATCTTGTATATGCTCCTATAGTATGCCAATTATTACCTGTGTCTCTATACTCTCGCATAGGTTTAAATCCTTGATCTAGCATGCTTTGGTTTAGTTCTTTACCTTTAGCACGCCATGTAGAATCATATTGAAAATGTATTTCCATTACAAGTTTTTCAACATAATCAGGAAACACATAAGGCATGAACCCATACTCTGCTCCCTCTACATCTATTTTTATCTTGTTAGGTTTAGTTTGTTGTATGATATCATCAAACTTTAGTGCTAACACTTTTACTGCATCTCTACCTCTAACCTCACGAGTCATGTGTAAACCTTTGTTTTTCTTAGAGTTTACATACAGATAAACATAATCACTATCATCACCAACAACAGCACAACGTGTGTTTACAGAGTTAGGACTGTTTACATTTAACAGTTCGAAGTTATCCTCATCTGGTTCGTAAGAATACACTTTTTTAGCACCCTCTTGTGTTGCGTATAAACTAAATGCACCAATGTTTGCCCCTATGTCTAAAACTGTGTCGCTTTCTTGTATGTCTAGCATATTGTACGAAGGACGTATTTCTTTAAACACATACTCGTCTAGTGTGCCAGGACGCACCCATCCCCCAAATTTTTCTAAATATTCTATCCCTTCCATTTATATATACTCCTCGGTTTGCCTTCGCCATTTCTTACACGTTCATACTTATCGAACTCGCAAAGGGTGTGTTCGATATCTCGCATTTCTAAATTAGGTACTTGCCCATGTAACCACTCATGACTTAACTCAAGCAATACTTGCATTTCCCCTATATTTATGTCACTTTTTATTTGTTTATTTAATGGTCTATTGTGTATTCTGTTGAGACCACGCTTTGCTCCAGGTCCAGGATTACCCCATGTCATAATATCTGTAGCTTCGTCCCCTAAAAATGTATGTCGCCAATCGGTAACTACCTCATAAGCCATAAATGGACCCATGTAAGGGTAAGGCATGAGCACATCCCACAATGCTTTCAACGAACCTTTAGCTTCGTGTATAGAATCTATAAACTTGTTGTTATCCTTAACTATTTGGTCAATACACCAACATACACCGTTTAGTTTGTCCATACCATTCGGTGTCTTTATGATGTATGCTCCTGTAACCCATTGTGGCTGTTCTTTCAATACTTCTACACAGTGTTCGCTATCCCAGTTTCTGTATAAATCTTCTTTTAGTAGTATTTTTCCTGTTTCTATCAAATTAAACCACCTAAATATAATCGTGGCTAATGCGACATCAATGTCATTACGCATACCCTCTCTTACATTCTCTCTGAACCAAACAGTTGTTCTATCGTTTTCACGAAACACATTAGTAAACTTATATTTTTGTAGGATAGGGTCAGAAGTCCATGGATATTCCTCACCTCTAGATTTCCGTAAATGTATTAAATGTCTTTCGTTTAAAAAATTAAAAAACTTATGTAAATTCTCTGCTCTATACCATCCCATACTAATCACCTCCCATTACTCTTTTATCTAGTTTCTTACGTGCGACAATATCTAACAGTTCAGCAACATCTTTACCACTTTTTGTTTTAGGTGGTTCTATTTTAACAAAACCAAGAACATTGTCTATTTTTGCCTCTGCTTCTGCGTCTGTAATCACTACAGGTTTGTCAGCTTCACCACGTCTTACTTTATGAAAGTCATCTAACTGTTTTTCAAAACTATGATAACGAACACTACTTAGTTGTGGTAAACCATTTCTCCTTCTACGATGATTTCTAAGGGCTTTAGCATACCAATAACCTTTACCACTATACTTAGCTTTTGCTCTTTTTTCATACATAGCGTCCATAAGTGCATACTCACTACGCAATATCATATGTAGATCGTCTAAATCTTCTTGTATATATGCCGAATGACCACCATTAGCCTCGTCTGCACAATCAGCGTAAAGCTCAGCTTGAGCAAGTATGTCAGGAGCAACGTAATGTTCATGTACACTAGGCACGTGTTCGACAAAGCCCTCTTTACTATAAGTTTTGTATGGATTTTTATTACCTTCATAAGTGTGTAGTTTTCTACATTCCTCAGAACAACAAGTACCTACACGATATTCTTCATTTATTGGACCACCACAAAATGAACAACCATACACGACAGGTTTGTAAGGCTCAGGTCGTTTTATATGTTTAATTAGTTTTGGTTTTGGTTTTGGTTTTGGCTTAGACTTATAAACAGTTCGTAAAGGGTTTTGTTTTACGATATCTAATACAGGTAAAAACTGTATATATCTAACTAAATCCTCCCACTTCATAACTATATCATAGTCTAAGTCATTAACTTTGTAAAGGAGTTTATTATAAAATAGGTCTAAAAAATTTAGAAGTACTGGGTTGAACTATGTGTAAATTTTTACGAGTACGTGTTACAGCTACATAAAATGCTCTGTTCTCTCCGTCAGGATTTGAGTAAAGTTCGTTCCAAGTTTTAACGGATATATCTGTAAACACCACTACATTATCTGCCTCACCACCTTTTGCAGCATGTATAGTAGACAATCGAATTCTAGGGTTAGATATTTTTTCACCTCTGCGTAAACAAGCTATTATGTATTCTCTTTGTGTTGCACCTATCCTGTCGAGTGCTTCGTGCCAAACAGCATCTGTTAGTAAACCATGTTTTTCCTTTAACTCAGATAAGTCTAGTAAATCATCTTCGCCAAGTCCTGGCAGTTTTTTATGGCCTCGAGCGACACCTACACCTACAGACATAAAATAATATATATCACGAACTTTAGAGGCTGAGACTTTCCTTTCTTTTCGTAACAGTTCCCAGTTACCTATCGCATCTAACAGTTCTTGTTTTACAGACAGAACGTTGTTTCTAGCGTAAATGAATCCAATTTGTTGCAAAAATTTTTCTACCCTATTTAGTATGTATCCGTTGCGAGCAAGTACCAGCCATTCGCCATCACTAAAGTCTAAATGTTCATGGGAAGTGTGAATTATAATTTCACCCTCAACAGAGCGAGGAGTCCAGGACTTAACTCTCCTGTTGACAGTTGGTATTCTGTTTAATATACCTTGTGCCACCTCGTGTACTTTTTTAGGAATACGATATGAGTTTTCTAAAACTGTTACCTCGCCGTCTAACTCTACAAAAGTTTCTACATCTGCACCTGCCCACTGGTATATTGCTTGATCGTCATCACCAGCAACATGTACATGCTTAACTCCTTGTGCTAATTTCTTTATACAATCCCACTGCAGTTTAGATAAATCTTGTGCTTCGTCAACTATAAGAACTTCTAGCGAGGGTTTAGTTTTTTCTTTTAAAAATAAATACAACATATCTGTGTAATCTTTTAAAAATCTTTCTTCTTTATATCTCTCTAAACCTGTACAAAACCAGTTGACATGGTTCCAAGGAATATCTAAGTTAGCTTTTTCCCATTGCTCCCTAACAGTAACCTTTTTATTTCTAGCTATGTTTTCCATAAAAAGCATTTGATCACCTTTTGATAACCCAAACACAGCACCTTCTTCTTTTTTAAGTTGACCATTTAATGGCTCACCCATTATTTTACTGAACTCTTTATAATGTGAACGAGCCATTATATCGGCTGTGCTTAGACCGAGCCAATGGTAACAAAGTGAGTGTATAGTTCTGAAATAAACTAAATCTTCTTGAGTCAAATCGAAACGATCACTTGCACGTTCTAGTGCTTCGTTTGCAGCTTTTTTAGTAAACGCTAAATAACCTATTTTATGTGGTGATACACCATCCTTTAGGTAATCCTCTGTTAGGTTTAAAAGTTTTGTAGTTTTACCAGTGCCAGGTGGACCGAGGATTATATTCCATGTCATTCTGGGTCAAGTACTGCTTTCTTTAAATCTGGATCTTGCATCACATATGCACCAGTCGGTTCACCCTCCTCTTCAGTAAATGTACCTTTAACTATTTCTTTTACTTCTTCTTTCGGAAGTTCTTCTGGTACATCCATTGAACCACCTATTAACGAATCCTCGTTGAGCACGTCTGCTAGGTCTCCTAGAATTAACAATGCTTCCCTTATAGGTTGCTTTACATGTTCGGGAGTAACGCGAGATTCGAGCAGTATTATATACTGCTCGACATTAGATCTCATACTCACTAGAGTCTCTCTAAAAAGTTTCTAGCGTATGCCTCTGGTTCGTGGTCAATACTAATACCACTAAAGTGTTGTGCAATTACTTCGATGAACTCTTCGGCATCTTTTACCAACGCTTCGAAAATTTCTTCTTCAGTAGACTCTAAGTCAGAGTACTCATTACCCAATGTTGTTACTGCATCCCAGTGATCGTGGTTAGCGTTAAAAAACAGATCGCTAGTAAAAGGATCCACCCAAGTTTGTATTTCTAAATTTTGTTTAGACATATTTTTCTCCTATTTATATAAAAGAAGTTACTACCAACACAGCGCCACTGAGGTAGTTTTGTGAAGAGGGGTTGAAAGCGTCCCTCGTAGACCTCGTTTTTATGTATCGATAGTAACTCCATATCCATCATGATACTCCTTAACTTTTTAAAAGTAAAGTAGTTTTTTAATGTAAAGTTTGGTACACGTCTTCGTATTCTTCCAGAGCAGATTCTGTAGCATGAGCGATAAGAAGTCTCATCACGTCTGGTGTTATTTCTGATTTTAAACCAACTGCTAATGCTGCCCAAACTAATGCGATGACAAGAGCTTGATCTTCCTTGTCTGTATCTGACAAGACTGAGTACACTTTTACACAAAGACCTTCGGCTAGATCCATAACACGTTGTATTTCGTCTTCTTCCACAGCAAGTTATCATAAGTATATTAACATGTTTTGTATAGTTATTAAAAAGGATCCTGTTTCATGTTAGGTAGTTCTATGTCAGCCTCTTCATTTACAAAAGCTGAAATCACCCAAGCATTTACACCTCTACCTTTTATATTGAAAAATGTATGTTCGGCTCCCATGTCTTTTAATTTTACCACCACCTGATTAGTTTTCATTTCCATAAACCTGTGACGCTGTAGGTAATCCATTAAATCACGTATTCTAAAATGTGTTTTATTTTCATTAGTCCAAGGTTTACCAAGTAACATTTCTTCTCGCGTAGATGCTTGTGCTATGTCAGTACAAAAAGATTCTAAGAGTTCATTAAACTGTCCCTCTATAGATGCGTCTTCACTTACGTCTATAATTTCTAAACCATTTTCTAATAAAGACTGCACTAAACCCTGCCAAGTTTGTTCTTTCATTTTAGGTGGCATAATATTTAATGTTTCCATACAAACACGTTGAAAACGTATTTGGTTTTGTAGTTGTTCAGTTGTAAGTTCAAGTCGTTTGTCATTTACTGACATAAACCACAGTGGTGGGTCAGTGTTTAATTTAGCTAAACTAGAAAACAAAGGAGCGTCGTGACCAGCACCTACACCGAACTTACAAGTTCTGCATTTAGTGGGGTTACAATATGATTTTATAGGTTCATCACTACACTTATAGTTGTAATCTTTCTTTTTATGTTGTTGTATTAACATAGAAACTTCTTTTGCTGGTAGAGGTGGGTGAAAATATTTACGATTATAGTCCTCTAGTTTTTCTTCCCAAGACTCAGGATGTGCCTTTTGTAAATACACGGCAACATTAAACAAGCCATTGTTACGTGTACCCTCAGGAAAACCTTGTTTTAACAATATTTTTAAACAAGGTGGTCCATACTTTAAATCATCAACAACAGTCTCGATTTGTATGTCGTATAAATCTTCAGCTGTAGTTACCTGTCGTTCAATAGCGAAAGATAAAAACTCTTCTATAGTTAATGCTTTACCTGTTGTTGATAAACCATACCGAGTAGATTCCTCACCCCCATAGTATGGCATGTTTAACCACGAACCTATATCACCTCTGTCTGCTAATACTTGTCGTTGTTTAGGAAATATTTCTAAACCACCGAAACCCAATCCTGCTGCTATTTCTCTTAACTTATCTTGCATTTCACCTGCCTCAACAGGTTCAGCTACGAATAATAATATATGTGCCCCACCACTCTTACTTCTACAAACAACCAGTGGTAACTTTTGTACCTCTATCTTGTTTACTAACTCAGCTATATCTAACGGATATACATCTACATCTATACAACCCCAATGACATTGGTTGTCATCGTCTATAGGAATAACTCCTAAACCATACTCTCCCTGTAAATGCTTTTCCCAAAGTTCCACAGTTGGTCCAGATGTTTTAATTGTAACAGCTTTTCCTTGTTTTTTACCATCGTTTCTATTATTTTTAATTTCAAAACTACCATGTGCTCTTTCGGATCCTTTGAATAGCTGACAAAACTGTTCTGCTATCTTTTCCATAATTGTCTCTTATACTCTGCTGGTTGTTATTTAGGAGTAACCAGCAATCTCCTGCCCTTAGTATAGGCACAGTGCGATTATGTACACTGTTTATCAGCATTTAAAAAGGTGCTTCGTCTTGTTGACTAGCTTTTACTGAGCCAGTATTTACGTTTTGACTAAACTGCTTTGCTGCAGAGTATATGAAACCATCATCAGCACCTAGTTGTTCATCTAATGAGATATCCCAACCGAACCATGATCCTTGGTCGTTTTGCTCTACTACAGAAGTGAGTTTATATTTATGTGAAAAAGTTGGTGGTGTGAACACATTACCATCTTTCGTCCTTATTTTCAAACCTGACATTATAGAGTTCCATTTTTTAGATTTTTTTAGCTGACTACCACCGAAAGCGAGTATTGCTTGATTAAAGCCACCTTGTTCATCTAAAACTAACACATAATGGTTTGCAGTCGTTGAAAGCAAGTTGCCATTAGGTAAGTAATCCTGCCCTTTTTCACTTCTGCTTACTTCTTTGAGTATCTCAGAAGACTCATGCACGGCAGCAAGACCTTTTCTCTCAGGCATCCATTCTAAATAGTTTCTTTTATATGCTACTGGTACAACTAACACACCTTTGTCACCTTTGTATAGTGTGTTATCGACAGTATTAAATATGTCACCCTGTTCACAATCCTTTATATATTTACCATCACGCGAGTTCACTTGTGGACTTTGTGCTTGTGTTATACGAAGGAAAGGAATCGCTAAATCTTCTGATGTTACGTTTTCTAAGCCAGAGTTGGCATCAGCTAACATGTCTGCTTCGGATATAGCTAGTTCATTCTTTTGTTGTTTTGCTATTGGTTCTTTTTTATTTTCTACTTTATCATTCATTTTTTAACCTTTTGTTATTTTAGTTTTTTGACCTACATAAACATTAAAAGTTTCGAATGGGAGGTCAGTACCACTCTCAACTTGCTCTCGTGCAAACGCTTTGAGAGTCATAGGCTCTACCCAGCGTTTGTTTGAAGGTGAGTAACCTTGCGAAGTTAAACTTTGCAACATAGTCTCAGCAGATTCGTCTTCCCCTCGACCAAACTGTAAGGACACAACATTTTTTATAATGTCTTCGTGTCCGTTAGCTTTCAGCCAAGCGAATGCTTCCTCTTCCTTCTCTTTCCCGATACGAGCAGAATAAAACTGCTGTACAGAAACCTTTACACCATCTGCTAATTTTATCTCCGATAAATTACATTCACGCATAGCATCTGGTAACCTTTGTTCCGATATATCTTTCAACTCTTTCTTGAGGTCGGCTAGTTTTTCTTCTGCTACCGATACCTCTTCAGTTAATCGTATTTGTTCTTGTGCCCAAAACGATACTTCTTTTAATGAGTCGTTTTTTAATTGGCTATTTATTTCTGGGTTAGAATCTTCTTCCCACATTTTTTCTATATCACTCATATTTTTCCTTTATTTGAAATCTACACTAACAGGGAAGTATTTATACTCCCTATTGTCCCATTTTAAAAACTTAACAACTCCAGAAGTTTTGGCAGCATAGTGTGTTGCGATCCCAATAGATATCGGATCGCCGACTAAAAGTAAATAATCTTCTTCCCCAAAAGTTTCTAGACCTGAACGTATTTTGTTTACAGCAGATTCTGTAGAAAACATAAGATTGGTGTTAGGTGGTAGAAGGAACTCTAACTCACCATACTTTGTAGCTGCAAGGAGATTTTTTCCTGTTGCTTCTTGTATCGCATATACTTTTGCCATTCTTTTTTCTTTCCTCTAGTTTCTGTTAACAGTCAGATCATAAACCTTACACAGCAAAAAGTAAAGGGTATTGGCTATCGCCTTCATGAACAACGGATTTTACGTTATAGTTGTAGTAAAAGTTATGAAACAGCCAATAAGCCAATAACATAGCAGGCAAATGTGCAAGAGTAAAGAGATTTCAGGCTATTGTTTACTCACTATTGAGTGACTATTAAACAAAAAAACTTAATACTCCTTTACTGATTCGTTAATATAGGTATATGATATGAACAAGAAAGGAGACTACTATGAATATATTTTACGTCAACGAAGATCCCACCGACGCTGCCATCTGTCTACCAGATAAACTCGTAGTAAAAATGCCTTTAGAATCTGCTCAAATGTTATGCACTGCACATCGTGTGCTCGACGGCGACGAGCGTGCTGATAGTTTAGGTTTGTATAAGACTGCTATGAAAAATCACCCATGTACTATATGGGCACGTGAAACTAGTGATAACTACATGTGGCTTTACGAACATTTTTACGCATTATGTAGCGAATACACTACACGTTATGGTAGAGAGCATTTGAGTTTTACTAAATTAAACGATAAACTATGCAAGCTACCTTTAAATATATCTATAGCACATAAAACTACCATGCCTCAAGCGATGCCAGACGAGTATAAATGCCAAGATCCTATAAAAGCATATCGTGATTATATGGTAAACGAAAAACATTACGCTAAATGGAATAAAATACCAGAGCGACAACCTATGTGGTGGTCTTAGTATGAAACAAGCATTTGTATTTAAAACTGAACCTTATGAACACCAGTTAACTGCGTTAGAAAAAAGTTGTGACACAGAAAATTACGCATATTTTATGGAAATGGGTACAGGTAAGTCTAAGGTGTTAATAGACAACATAACACATCTATACACCAAAGGAAAAATAAACGCAGTTTTAGTCGTAGCACCTAAAGGAGTCTATCGTAACTGGGCAAAACGAGAGATACCTATACACTTACCAGACTTTATAGAAAAGAACATATATCTATGGACTCCTGGAGAGTCAGCTAAGATGCTAAAAGAAAAAGAGGAGTTTATAAAACCCTCATCAGTGATAAAGTTTTTAGTAATGAACGTAGAAGCATTGAGCACACCGAAAGGTGTTAAGTATGCGTGGAAATTTATAGCTAACCATGACACCCTTATGGCAGTTGACGAGAGCACAACTATAAAAAACCCAACAGCAAAACGTACAAAAAACATAGTTAAACTAGGTAAGTATTGTTATTATCGTAGAATACTAACTGGTTCACCTATAACTAGATCACCACTAGACATATACACACAATGTCAGTTTTTAGACCCAGCATTATTAGGGTTTAGTTCTTATTATTCGTTTAGAAATCGTTATGCATTGCTCGTAGACAGGAGTGCAGGTGGTCGTACTTTTAAACAAGTTGTTGGTTTTCAAAACTTAGACGAACTAAATGGTTTGATGCAACCTTTTAGTTATCGTGTATTAAAAGAAGATTGTTTAGATTTACCAGATAAAGTGTACACAAAACGTGAGATAGAGATGTCACCTGAGCAGAAAAAAGTGTATAAGGAAATACAGAAGTATGCTATATCAGAACTGTCCGTAGGCACTGTGTCTGCTTCTTCGGTGATTACACAAATTATACGTTTACATCAGATTGCCTGTGGTTTTGTTTCTACTGACGACAATGTAATTACAGATATTAAAAATAATCGTACGGAAGAATTATTACAGATATTAGAGGAAACAGAAGGTAAGGTGATTATATGGGCAAATTACCGACACGATATAAACAGGATATATAAGCTGATTGTAAAAGAGTATGGTGAGGAAAGTGTAGGAACATATTACGGAGATACCTCCGATGCTGATCGAGAAGATTTAATTACAAAGTTTCAAGACAAAGATAGTCCTCTACGTTTTTTCGTAGGTAACACACAGACTGGTGGTTATGGTATTACGTTGACTGCTGCGAGTACTGTTGTTTATTTTTCTAACAGTTATGATTTAGAAAAGCGTTTACAATCAGAAGATCGTGCTCATCGTATCGGTCAAACTAATAAAGTTACATATATTGACATCGTTTGTAAAGATACAGTCGATGAAAAGATAGTAAAAGCACTGAGGAACAAACTTAACCTAGCACAAACAGTTATGGGCGAAGACAACTGGAAAGAGTGGTTATAGTCATACACACAAGGACTTTACATAGAGTTATACCTTAACAACTACACAAAAACCAACGCACACACGCGAGTTTTTAGTCTTTTAAGGAATTAATTTGAGATCTTAGTTCGCTTATTTTATTTTGTAGTTTTGTAAGATTTCTTACAGACATTAAACTTCCTTCTTGTCTTAACTCACTTTCTAACCTATATAAATCTCTTTCTAACTCATTTATTTTTTCTTGTCTCATCAAGTTCTGAGTTTTTAATAAACTAGCTTGTTCACTTTCTGTTAATCTGTCAAACATAGGATCGTTAAGTGTTTTGCTACCTGTTTCTGTACCAGAAGTTTGCATCAATCTTTGAGTTTTTAGTCTAGATGTTTCACCTAAATCAAACAGTTGTTCATCTATCTCATCTATTTCATCTTGCGGAAATAATCTACGTGCTTGATCAGGTGGCATACGTTCAGTCATCGCTTCGTGATTTCTTATTAACTCTTCTTTTCTTCTATTGAGTTGTACTTCACGTGCTATACGATTTCTGTTTTCAAAAGTTGTTCTAGATTTTAATAGTTCAGGACTTAACTCATTACCTCTAGCAACATCATCAGCATAATCTGCTAACCTGTCTTCGTTAGAAGCTATAAATGCATCTAACTCAGCATCGCTCATGTTTTCTATGTTTTCTTTTTGTTTTTGTTTTAAAGTTTGTGTTTGTCTCTCCATTCTACTTCCTCCGCCAGTCATATTATCTGATCCTTTGGAAAAGTAAAGGGGTATTTCTACACCCTCAGGAGTTACCATAGTAGATTGTTCACCTGATTTAAACAGTTGTCCTATTCCAGACATAGCATCTCTACCTAAATCAGCAAAAGTTTTTCTGTTTGCAGCTGCAGCAACAGCTGGTGGTAAACCTGCTAGAGCAGCAGTAATTCCTCCTGCAAGTGTTTCACCTTTATCAATCATACCCTTAGCATCACCCATAAGCATACCTGATTCTAGTAGACCAGAACCTAATGCTACTCTAGGGAATATTGTACCACCACCTGATAAAATCATTAATGTTTTATCTGCCATACCTAAATCTGAAGGATCTAGCATAGCTTCACGCATAGGTCTAGATAAAGGTACATCTATGTTTCCTTCTTCGTCTCTAGGTAATTCTGAGCCATATGTTCGTTGCAAAAACTCTAAGTATTTTTCTTCTTCGCTTTCGCCTAACAACCCTTCACCTAGACGTTCACCTGTTTCACCTAACGCTTGTTGTAGTCTGAACCTAGCCTCGTCTCTCCACGATCTACGTCCTCCTGGTGGTTTTAATTCTTGTGCCATATTAACAATTCCAGTCTCTACGTGCCCAGTAGTTTGCACTACATCTATCAGTTGAACCTTTTATTCCACCACTACGAGCACAGTAGCTTTTCTTTCTACTTTTGTCTCCAGGATGTTTACCTAGTTTTTTGTCACCGAAAGTTATACGTTTAACTTTATTGCCACCACTACTACATTGACCAACGAAAACTACTTTCCGTTTCTTACCATATCCAGGTTCTCCAGGACGTATCGCTCTTGGTTTGTTTAAAGTTACTTTTTTACCTTGATATTCTGCCACATTATTTCCCTAGTTTTGACATAGCTTTTTTATGAGCAGCTGTAAAAGAAACACCTTTTCTCATTTCACTTTTCATAAAATTCATGTGTTCTTTAGTGTGATGTTTCTCGTGTTTTTTCAAACGCTGCATTTGTTGTTTAGTTATTTCTGGCATATTTTTTCTCCGTTGTTAAAATTAATAACTGTTATTATACATACCTCCGCCTGCGAGTGTAGCTAAATTATCTGCTGGTCTTGTTGGTTCTAGATCTTGAACCACAGTTGATGCAGTGAAGTCTGGTAACAAAGTTTCTAAACCTGAAGGCATACCTGTCAGTCCTGTTGGTGGTATGAAATTTTGTCCCCCCAAAGGTGTAACACCTCTAACTGGTAGCTCAGCTAGAGGCATATTAGGAACTATAGGTAGATTCGGTATAGTTTCTTGATTGTAAAAATTATAGTTATCAAGTATATCTTGTACATTTTGATTGTATTCAATAACCTCGTCCATTGGATCTATTATGATTTCGTCTTCAGGTGGTTCATCTACAGGTGGTGTGTCTACAGGTGGTGTGTCTACAGGAGGGTTAGGATCTGCTATCACACCAGCATTTACTAATAAATTTTGAAAAGCAGAAGCTTGTTGATTCGCTAAGTTTTGAGCAGGAACATTAGTTAGACTTGCTCGCAATCTTTGTGCCTCAGCTTGTTGTTGTAAATCGCTAGGAGGAGAATATGTGTTAACTAATGTTTGTATACCTTCGTTATATCTAGGAGGAGGTGGTGTATAGGCAGGCATCTGTTCAAGTTTTTCTAAATCACCATACTGTTGGTTATTAAACCCCATTGTTCCGAAATTTACTCGTTCAACCATTACTCTTCCTCATCTTCATAATTATTATAGTCTTCATCATTTAAACCTAAAAGTGCGTTTTCTAATTCTAGTTTCATTTTTTCTAATTGGTCAGGGTTTACTGTAGAGTCTTCTGCTGCAATCTGTGCTATTATGTCAGCACCCAGTTGACCAGCAGCATAACCTGTTGCTCTGACACTAGGATTCTCTATTATAGTTGTTAAATAACGTAAAGCTGTGGGACTAGACATAACTTTGGACAGTATGTTTATTCTAAGTAGTGTAGACACGTTTTGTAATGGGTTAAGTGCTACTTGAGCAGCTACTAAGCCACCCGAAAATGAACCACTACCTGTTGTTATAAATGCAGATTTTTCTGCAAACCTTTCTAACGCTTGTGCTGTCTCAGCACCGAATGCTGCATTTAATCTTGCAGGTTCAGCACGCACAGCTTTTAATAGTCTTTCACCATTTAGTATCACACCAACAGGATTTATCTTAGTTGTATCGTACACATTATCTATAAGGTTTACCATATATTTTTGTCTAAACTGTTCAACGATTTCAGGTGCTTCTCTACTGTAGTAATTTATAAACCCAGCTACGTCATCTGAACTCGCTTTAGTAGTGAGCCATGGTATAACTTCTTCAGGTGAAAAATTACCTATCTGTTTATTAAAATTAGCATCTAAAAATTTAAACTGTTCGTCAACAGTTTTAGTGTATTCTTTAACAACATTTGTAAACTCACCCATATTACCAGAATCCAGTGCTTGTTGTAGTGAGTTCTTTATTCTTACAGCTTCTTCTTTAGGTATAATTTTTTGAGCATTGTTTAACTGTTCGAGTGATCTTAATAATGTAGGTGCGCTATCTTTGTATAGCGCAGGATAACTGGTGCCTAACGCTTTTATTTGTTTTAAAACTGAAGAAGCAGAAAAATTACCTTCAACATCTGTTGCGTTAGCAACCATAGAATCAAAATGTCCACTCTGTAACATTTTCCTTGCTGCATCTGGATCGTCAGTAGCTTTTAAAAATTGATTAATTTTTCCTGGCGAGTTTCTAGACATAACTGTAGAGATTAATTGATCAGGATCTACACCATCTTTGTTCGTAAGTCTTTTAATCAACCTGTTGTCAAAAACAGCTATGCCTTCACCATAGGCACTTGTAGCTTCTTTTAGTTTTGCCAGTCCTGCTTTTGCTCTTTCAGATTCTTGTGTTGTTAACTTTCGTTCAGCTGAAACTAGATTACCATTTGCATCTATGTAACGAACACCTTTTACACCATTGCTCACAGCTAAATCAAAACCTTCATTTGCTGCAGCTTTCAACATATTAAATTGTTTTTGACCAAAACCAGAGAGCATTTCGTCGGAGAAACCTGCATCACCAAACATAGTTCTAAGAGCAGACATGTGTGTAGCACTGATATTGGCAGGCATATTCACTATGTCTTGTAAAAGTTGTAAAGTTATTTGACTTACACCACCTACATACTGACCATCAGCAGTTTTAGGTATATCGTTTAATATGTCTTGTGCTTCTCGTTTTAATGCACTCGTAGGCACTACTGCTTTGTTGCCTAACAGTTGGTCAGCTTCGTTGTACAAAGCAGTCGTTGCATCTTGAAACTCACCATATGCTTTATTTACGTTGCCTGAAAGTTCGCTACCTATGTTTTGTGGTACTTCGCCTGTACCTACTCTACCAGCTAAAGCGTCTTGTTCTGTTTTAACAGCACTTTTTAACGCTTCTAACGAAGTGTCTACAGCAGTTTCTAAAACCGATTTAGACTTTTCTCGTTGAAACTGTATTAATGCACCTAACTGTTCTTCTCCTAGTTTCGGGAAAACTTTACCCATAAATGGGTCGAATGGTTCAGCACCAACTTCTGTTAAAAATCCATCTATCCTGTCTTGTAGATATTTAACATTAACGACATTCTTTTGTTGATTATATCCGAATATGTTTTCTGCTAATCCTGCGAATCTACCTAGAAATGGTCTTCCTGTTGCCTTTTGTACATCGGGGATAGCACCTTCGTCTACTAATTCTTTAACTAATGTGTATGTTTCTCTGACTCCTGGACCAGAAGCTGCATCTACACGAGGAGCATACGTATATGTTTTAAAATTAAATAAACCACGCTCACCTGTAGGAATACGTTTTTCAGCAGGAGAAAAAATCATTTTACCACCACCGACTAACGCTCTACCACCGAGTTCTGCTGTAGCACCAAGTGCTGCTTCAGCAGCAACATCTTTACCTACTTCACCTAAAGTTTGTTGTTGTAACCCAGCAAGAGTTTCTACTCCCTCTTCTACACCTTTTGCTGTACCTGCAGCTGTACCACTAGCCAAGACTGCTGGACCTAAACCTAAGTTTCGAGTAGCAATACTTGCTAGTATCGTTGCTGTTATTTCTGGTGCACTACCAGCAAAATCAGCTATATCACCACGTTCAAAAGTTCCAGGATTATCAATAGTAAGAGGCATATCTCCAGGAGTTCCTCCTAATTGTTCACGAAACTCTGGCATAATCGCATAACGACCATATTTATCTTGAGTCCAACCAACACCTTGTGGTCCAACGTTCTTAGTAAGAAAGTCTTCTTTTTCACCAGCAGTGTCCATAAAACTTAGACCTCTGCGTAATTTATTATTTTGTAACCCTGAATAATCGAAACCCTTTTCCCGCATACCAGCGAATATTTCTTGAGCAAAATCTTGTGCTTGTGAACCTGCTACTGGCATATCATACATTGGCATGCCTGTAGGATCTGTTGGGAAATCACCACCTAGCATAAAATCTCTTCTAGCTAGATTGTATGCGTTTTCAAACTCTTCGTCGGGTAAATTGAACTGGTTACTTAAACGCAGTTGCATGTTTATTAACTCGTCTTCATTTAAACTAGCTAAAAATGATTTCTGGTTTGCAGCGTCTAAACCTATATATGCGTTGTATATGTCATCTGTTATCAGAGGTTTAATTTTTAATGCTTCTGATACAGGATCTATCGCCATCGTTAATCACCTTGATTAGTCATGTTTAGTATGTTTTGACGTAACTGGTTAAGTCTTTCTTCTGAGTTATCCTGACCTCTTGTGTCTTCTTCAGTCATTCCAGGAGGCAGTTGGTAATTTTCTAATCTGAAATCTAAAGCATCTAAGTTTCTATCAATAATGTTCATAACTTCTATGTGTCTAGCTTTTTTCTCAGTAAGGTTAGCGAAATCACGACCTTTTATATAATCTCTTACTAGCTTTCTATCTTGATCACTAAATCTAGCTTCTTTCAGTATTTCTTCTATTAGATCGATTTCTGCTACACTAGTGTACACTTGTGAAAGTGTGGCACCTATAGGTATGTCGAATCCAGGAACTATGTCAGCAGCAGCTCTTGCAGCATTTGTGTCAAACACAAAACCTGCAACACCAGTTAGGTCTTCAGGAGTTGCTTCGAGTATAGCACCCAGTTTAGTCATCTTATCTTTTACATTATTTAACGCACCTAATCTATTTATGTCTTCTACAGATGCATAAGGTAATTGAGTTTTAGCTACATTTAAAATACGCATTACTTCTGGGTTATCTAACGGAATACCAATATCTTCTGCATAAGCTTCAACACTGAACTTAGCTAAAGGAAGACGTTGTTTTAAAATATCTCCTGCTGGTGTTTTCTCATTAATTTTTCGTGTAGTTTGTGAGTGAAGTAACGAATAGTTTCTAAGTTGTTTTATTTTTTCAGGTAAACTTAGTGCTTTTAATCTGTCTCTAAAATCTACAGTTTCCATGATATTTAAATCACTTTGTTGCTGTGCTTCAGTTGTGTTACCAACTGTCGGTGTCCAACTGCCTGCATCTTTCGGTTCTAAATCAGCAAATAAACCAGATTTTGCAAATTTATCTATGCTTGTTGCTGTGTATGTTCCTAGCAGTTCAGTCATTTCTTCCGTTGACATACCACTACTACCTTTAGCGTTTGGTTTTCTTTCTAGAACACGAGGATCTTTTCTATCACCTTCTTCGTATAATGCAACAGAAGCTGGAGTAAATTCTTTTAAAAAATCTAGCGTAGTTGTGCCTTTTTCTCCTTTTCCAGGAAGTCTAACTAAATCGTTGTAGTTATCTGTTTTTTGAAATTTCGCAACTGATTCAACAGTAAATTTTTCTAATAATTTGTCTACATCTTTTGGAGCAGTTATTAACTGTAAATCGCTGAGTTTACCAGATTTTTCGTACTTAGCTAAAGATCCAGGTGTTACTTTACCAACTAACCCAACGAGACTTGTTGCTGTAGGAGAACCAGAAGCGAATAAATCTAGTGCTTTTTTCTTTATGTCTAGTTCTAGTTTATCTTTGTTCGCTTTATTTTGAACCCTTTGGTTAAACATAGTCTGAGCAGTTTTTCCTCTAGCTTTTAATATCGCTTGCCTCCAGTCTCCAGGCTCGTTCATTAAAAACGTACCGAACACAGAAGCAGGAAGTGCCCAACTAGGTATAGATTCTGTATTGTCACCATCTGTGTACACATCTCTTACAAACTGTTCAACAGCAGGTAGACCACCTGCTTGTATTAAATCTGATATACTCGTATAACCTTCTTCGACTTCAGGTGGCGTTGCTCCTGATTCATCTAATGCAAATGCTGTTATAGCACGTATGCCATCTTCCTCATCACCAGCTTGTGCGTTTAGTAAAACTTGACCAATTTCGTTATTAACTTTTTCTCTTAGTTCTGGGTCATAGTTTGTAGAGTTATATAAAAACTCTTGAGGGTCGAAACTAAGGTCGTTTGAACCACCTCCTGCTATTACGTTAGATAAATCTAAATTTAAATCTGGTAACGAACCTGCCTCAGCAAACTCGGTAGGATTAAATTGTGGTGTTAACATATCTGTAATACCACCATCTCGTTGCATTTCTTGTTCAGCTCTAAGTGCTTGTTCTAATATTCTAGGATCTATAGCCATAATTTGTTCCTTTAGTTAAATCCTCCAGGTCCCGTACTGCCTCCGCCAACACTACCACTAGCACCAACATTGACACTAGCATTGTTAAACGGATTCATAAATGTTTGTCCTAATGCATTAGTAAAACCGCCAAGACCAGAACTGAAATAATCAATATTTGGTGTACTTGTCATGTTGTAGTTAGTAGCACCAGCAAGAGGTGCGATACCTTGTGCTATGCCCGAGTACTGTCCTAATAAATTTTGTGGTAGATTGTACTGACCTACAAAATTTTGATAAGCTAGATCGTTGATAGCTTGATTCATGTTTCTTTGAGCACCACCTACAGAACCGAGTAAACTTATATCTTGTCTTTGTAGGTTGCCTAAATTATTACCTATAGCACCCATCTGATTACCTGTTGCTTGTTGTAATCCACCAGCTATTGTGCCTGTACTTCCTAGTGTAGCACCGTATTGATTAAATAGATTACCTCCAAGTCTACCGATATTACCTAAAGTGTTACCTAAACCTGAGAAAGCAGCACCTCTAGCAGCACCCAAACTACCTATACCACTAGCTAGTTGGCTTCCAAGTCCAACACGTTCACCAGTTAAACCTTGTATTGCTGAACCTAGACCACTCAATGCTCCACCACGGATTTGCCCTAGATTAGACAAAGTTGATCCTAAATTACCTAATGCTGTACCACCACTCATACCGAAATTAGCTAGTTGATTAGATAAGTTTTGACCAGCTGTTGCTTGTTGTCCTGCTAAACTACCTAAACCACCTGCTATGTTACCTAACTGTCCAGCAGCACCTGCTTGTCTTCTTTGTTGGTTTTCAAAAGCATTTGCTGCTTGACCCATCGCTTCACCGTAACCTCCTCTTCTGAGTTGTGCTACTGCATCGAGTTCTGCTAATCTTTGTGCTTCTGCTAGTTCACTAGCTTGTAGTCTAGATCTTGATCCACCAAATGCACCACTCGCGATTGCATTTGCTCTTTGTCTTTGGTCTGCTACTGAACCCTGTTCTCTCACATCACGTAAAACTTGTTGTACAACTTGATCTTCATAAGGATTCATAAACCTAGAAACAGAAGAAGGGTCAAAACCACGTGTAGCACCTAGCGATGTTCTAGCTGCATCTTGTAGTGTGCCTCTTGCTGTTAAATTTGAACCACCTAGTTGACTTCCTAGTAATCCATATGCACCTCTAGCTGTAGAAGTTGCATCACCTAACCCTGCTAATGTTCTTCCTGTGCCTAAACGAGAAAATAAATCACCTCTATCAGCACCACTTAGGACAGAGCCTGTTGCTCTGCCATACAAATCTTGTGCTTGATTGAAACCTCTATCTTGTAAACCTTCTAAACCTCTTAGTCTTCGACCAGCTTCACCGAGACCTCTAAGAGTTTCTCTTGTTCCTATTCTATTGAATAATGCTGCATCTCTAAGACCTGCTAATCCCATGTCTCTTCCCTGCAATGCTTGTGCACGCTGTTGAGTCAAACCTTCTAAACCTGTAGCAAGACCAGCTTCGTTCAGTGCTGTTTGTCTATTTAAAAATGGGATGTAGCTACCGATTGCTTGATCTGCCAAACCGAACGCTGAAAGTTCTCTAGGTGTAAACCCAGCTATACGTTCTCCTTGATATGTAAACGGAGTCGCTCCAGGTTGCCCGAGTGTGGCAAACTGATTCATCATTGACTGATTTAATAGTGGAAATAATCCAGCTACACCAGAACCTTCTCCACCACCAGCTAAAAATTGTCTTATAAACTCAGGAGGAAGAGTGTAACTTGTTGTTTGTTGCTCTGACACTATGCTCTCCTTTCGAATTTATCCATCATCTGATACATTTTTCTTGCACCTTCTTCAATACTACCGTTACCTGCACCACGAACAGCATCTGCTGTCATTACAAATTCATTATTAGATAGTTTTGCGTTTATTCTATCTTCTTTTTCTCCTCCTGGACCTTGTACATATCCACCACCCTCAAACACACCTCCACCTGCTGAGAACATAGGTCTAGATTGTCCTACAAAACGACCACCACCAGCTGCTGCGAAAGTTGGTTGTTGAAACACAGGGAAAGGAGTCGTTAGACTTGCGAGTCCAGGTGCACTGGGTAGTCTACGTGTAGATAAATTACCAGCCAATAGGTCTAACATTTCGTTGCCTTTTGTTGTTTGAGCAATAGCAGATTCAAAAGGACTTCCTGCAGTTGGCAACATAGCAGTATTTCCTGCTCGGTTGTCCGTTATAGTTGTCGTTCCAGTTCTAGGAGCATTTATACCTGTTTGTACAGAGGTCGGTGCGTTGATGTTCGTACCTATTGGTGCTGCACCTGCTTGTGTTCCTTGTACAGATGCCATTGGTATTGGACCACCAGATGTTAATCCTCGATTCATGTAACCTGCAGCTCCTGCTCCCATTGGTCCACCCATGCCACCTTGTTCTTGTGCTATACCTGTTGCTACATCAAAACCTGTATTTACAGCCCATTGTTCTAAAGGATTTAAACTAGCATAAGCAGAACCACCAGCAGTAAACAATCCTGGACCAAAAGTACCACTTCCTAATGACGATAAAATTGTTGGGTCAGTAATACCTATTTGTGCAGCTGCTGTTGCTGCATCCATACCACCTTGCATTAATGTTGACACTTTTGCTGCTTCTGCACTTGTTAAACCTGCATCCATTAATGTTCCTGTGCCACCAAATCCCATGCTTCGACTAAAACCACCACCGATATCTTGGAAAAAACCACCAATACCAGATGTTTCGCCAACACCCATAGGAGTCCAATTAGTGCCCTTGAAGAATGCACCTATACCATCCCATGCTGCAGCAAATGGATTACTCCAACCACCAGCAGAAGTTGCAGCAGTTTTTGCAGCACTTGCTGCATTTCCGACACCTGCTCCTTGTAATACATTAGCACCACCATAAGCGATAGCCATGTTTCTAAGTATGTCTTCTTTAGGCATAGCGGAAGTTTTAGTTCCTATTCCTGCACCTATAGAAGCACCTATTGGACCACCCACTATGCTTCCTATAATAGCACCTATTACTGGACCAGCTTTTTTAACTGTTTTTCTTACACTTTTCCAAGACTTGCTTAACCAACCAAACTCTGGTAATCCTGTAGCTGGGTTGACTGACATAACACCTGAACCAACAACATATTGATCCATAGGGATGTCTTCATAATCGAAAGCGTTTTGTAAATCTTTGCGTAAACCTGGATTTTTATCTAAAATCTCTTTGGGAATAACTGTTTCACCAACAGTTGTGTGTGACAGCATTGTGTCACCATTACGACCTTGTGCAGCAAGATACTCAGCAGCACCTGCTATCCCTTGTCTTGGGACAGTTGTCTGCATTATTTTTTCTTAGATTTTTTATTAGTTTTTTCTTCTACGTATTGACCTTTAGACCAGTCTTTTCCTGCTCTAATTGTTTCTCTCTTACTTCTCATTCCAGGCATATTATTCTCCAATTATATGTAGTTGTTTTAAGGCAGGTTATTGCTGTACCTGAAAGCTGCAGTAGTAAACTGTACTCTTATCATACTTAAATTCTCTAGAATAATAAATAAAAAATATTTATTTAAAAAAAGTCCTTTACTTTATTGTACAATGTTATATGATATGCGTATAAGAAACAAGAAAGGATAATATTATGAGAGATAAACAAAGAAACAAAGTGTATACGTGGGAGCATCAAGCTAGTTGGCGTAGAAAAGATGAACTACTCGACGATGCTCAAGTTTTACATATAGTTGAACAACTAGACACTAAGTTAAAATGTAGACTTAAAACTACTGTTAGGTTTACTAACAGGAAAAACCAAAAAGCAACTGCTCAAAATTTTGGTAAAATTATTACCTTACCAAGATCATGGGCATGTACTTGGGCTGTTGTACTTCACGAATATGCCCATCTGTTAGAACCTGGATATCAACACGGTGCTAGGTTTGTATCAACGTTTTGTGTATTACTAAAAAACTTTCACCCAGATAAACCTACGTTTCAAGAACTAAGTGCATCGTTGCGAGAACGTAACATAGAGTTCTCGTCACTACATGGCAACAAGTGGGAAAAACAATGTAAACGTCTATCTATTAACCTTAGTAATGTTAAAAAACCTAAAGACTACGATTTTTTAGAAAACACTTCGGTGCGTATACCCATAGGCAAATCTAGTACATATTACACAAAAAACAAGACTACTAGAGTCGAATGGATTTTACGTGAAATACAAGATGTGGTACAGGATATAAAAGGACATACAGAGTTAGGTTGTTTTAGTTCTGTAAAAGCTAAGTATCTAATAGAGAACGTACAAGACTTAACTGTTGGGGATATAAAATACCTGATTAAAACAGGTAGACTTATAGCAAAAAACTCCTGTTAGAGGGGTAGTTTACCCTTAGTCAGTATAAGAAAAGTCCGTGGAAGCGATTTATGGACTCCGTTTTTTATGCCCAGACCTTAGTTTTAGTCCCACCCCAATATTTTACGGCATGCCCTTCGTCTATAAGCATAGCACAAATATCCTCTCCGTCAATCGTGTGGGGTATGCCTAAAATTCTACCATACTTACCTTTGCCTAAAGATTTGACTTGTAGTTTCACACCACATAATTCTTTCAATCTTTCTTTTGCTTTCAAACCTAGTGCTTTTTCTGCCAAGTTTCTTGTTCTAGACTCTGGTGTATCTATACCTGCTAAACGCACACGTTGTTTAGAAAGTATTACATTGAATCCTAAATCTATGTCTACATCGATGGTGTCTCCATCTATGACTCGGACTAATGTACAGTTGTAATAAAATGGTTCCATAGTTATAAAGTAATAGTTATATTCCCGTTAGTTTTTACAGATACTGCACCCACCTCAGCATTTGCTTGATATCCTTTTGGGTTTGTAGGTGTAGATATATCTAGCCAAAATGAACCAGTGTATACTTGTAGCACACCAACAGATGTGTTCCAAATAACTGTGCCTGGATTAAAAAACAAAGTATCACGCAATGATGTGTCTATTTGTCGAGTATTGTCAGGATCGAACTCTCCTAGATTTATTTCTAAAACACGCACTAACCTGTTGTATGTGTCAGCAGTGAGTTCAGAACCTATCGCAACTGGCAAACGTGACGAAAGAAGTTTACTCATCGTCTTCCATCACCTCTTATTTCTAGTCTAGTAGCACCTATACGCCAACCGACATCATCGTTTGCAGTTGTATCGTCATCGTCAGACTCAAAACGAATAACTGCTTGCCTTGCTCTTGCCCTCATGTCTTTTTTATCTGTAGAACTTGTGAGTGCATCAGTGCTTTTAGTTGTCAACGAATCACCTGGATAATCTCTAGTTTTTAACACAAAATTTACTTGACCTCCTGAACTGTTGTTTAAAAACCTAACATCAGGAATTAATCTACTTATAAAAGCGAATTGATCTCCCTCACCTATGTCTAAATCTGCACTTTCTATAAAAACATTAGTCATAGGACTACCATCGTCGTTATAGCCAAACTCATGTTCATACAAATAATTGTTAGCAGTTGCTCTAGGATAATCTACTATGCCTTGGTCTAACCATGCTGTTCTGCTTAGATTACCATATGTCCACACGTTATCTTCGTAATCGTAACAGACATAACGATCTATCTCAGAACTAGAGGAAGAAGGGTAAAACCAACCAACCTCATCGAACTCTGCATTACTAAAAGAAACAATTTTATGTGCTTGTCCTAAATTTATATCTTGAAACACATACGTGTGTACACTACAAGGAAGTTTTTGTACATTACCGTTGTACACATAAAAATTATTAGTGTCCATCCAAAAAACTCCAGGTGCAGCATTAACTGCTGCGTTCGGTGAAATTAAACCAGTACCTTTATTAAGAAGATTTAAACCAAAAGTAAAAGGTGGTCCAATAAACTGCATACTGTACAGTGAGGTGTCTGTCCACACTAAAATCTCTTGTCTAGATTTTAAACCACCTATGATTTGACTCCCTTCTGACAGACGCAAGCTTCCTGCTGTGTTAGTAGTCAAAGGTTCCCATTCTACTGCGTTTTCTTGGTCACTAAATGCTATGAGCATAGGGTCGATTGTACCTGACCTCGCTTCTCCTTCTATTGCATCTGCACCTAATACTACTACATGTCTATCCTTTTCGGATATCAAAACCTGTAAACCAACTGTAGGAACTAAGTTAGCACCACTAAGTGAACTAAGTTCAACTGCACGAGTGCCGAGTCCACTAGTTTTATCCCAATAGTATAAACCACCTGCCCTTACATTGATTATTAAATCCTCACCGAAGTGATCGTGTGTCCACAATCTAAGCTGATTATTTGCAGACAACGCAGAACTAGAACCCCATGTTCCTGCTCCCCACAATCCTGCTCCGTAACCTGTACCTTGTACATAATCATCTAGACCTATGTTAATTTGATATGCACCATCTACACCAGAACCACCATTACCACTGTCACTAGCGTTTGCTGTTACTGTTGCTCCTGCTGTGTTTTTAGCAATAAACGTATATGTATTTGCACTAGGAACTGTTGCTATTTTATATTCTTGGTTTAACACTGCAGCAGTTACGTTGCCTCCTAATGAAACTGCATCACTAAATGTTACAAAATCACCTTGAACTGCTCCGTGGCTAGAATCTGTTGCTGTTATCACAGAAGATCCGTTTGTAGCAGAAAAAGTTATACTGTTAGTTGAAGTTTTACGGATAGGTGTTATGTCATTGAATGAACCTTCTTCTATGTAATATTTACTTGTGGTTCCTAAACCTAAATATCTTGAACCATCTAATGCTACCCAACCATGCAATGCTCTACAAACACCGTTAAATGTTTCGCTGTTGTCTTTACGCCAACCACCTATTTTTTGTGGTCTACCTCTATTAAAGCGAACTAAATTACTGTCGAACCAACCTCCTTCACTATCGTAAGATGTTCCTTCTCTGTCTATTCCAGGTCTAAAAATAAACTTAGCTAATGGCATTTACACATTCTCCCACTCTTTAGCTTGAAAAAGCAATGCTTCAGCTTCCCTTCTTCTAACTAACCCTTCTAACACTTGTCCTCCTGCTTTGTTCCACCTTTTTATTTGTGTAGGGACTTCGTTATATTTACCTTCGTTAAGAACTTGCAAAAGTGTAGATTCTTTTAGATTTGTAGGTCCAAGATTGTACACCCATGAACAGAGAGCGTCAAACTCACATTGGCTCAATGACACTTTCACTAAATCTTCTATGTAACCTTCATATTCTGGCATTTCTTCTGTTAATAAATTTTCAGCTTCGTCTTGGTTTATTTTATCACCCTCTTTGACATCTTTTGTGTGTCCATAACCTATTGTCCAAACACCAACACTGTCTTGATACGCTTCTAACTTACAACCTTCAAATTTTTTAATTAATGCTATGCCTTCTTGCGAAATTTTCATTTTTCCTCCTCTTTAGTAGGAACTGTGACTTTTCTGTAATATACTACTACTTCTTTTAATTCATTTATATAGCGTTTTAGTTCTTGCATATTGTACGCCATTATTTCGTAATCTGGTATTGACATGGCTACAAACACTAACTGCCCATGTTCTTTTTCGACTCTAGCTATAAACTCATCAACATTTTTATCAGAAACAACGTACCAATATGGTTCTTTTAAATCGATTTCTCTAGGCATGATCGGTTGTACGATCTGTCTTTCTATAGGTTTAGTTATGATGTCTACTTGTTGCCTACTCGGTAGTAGACTGCAACTGGAGACCATCATCGAGATCATCAATACTGCGACTGTCTTCTTCAATGCTATCGAATACATTTCTAGTTCCTTTGTTTACTCTTGGTTCTAATAATCCAGGTTTTGCTGCTGCAAGTTTTGTTAAATCGTGTCTTTTAAATATGTCTAAGTATCTGTTCATCTCAGCTTCTATTTCTTGATTTCTAGACTGTATCGTTAACAACCCTTCTGTTTGCAGTTTAAAGTCATTTTGTAATGACTCTATCGCAGCTTTTTGTTCTTGATCTCTTAACTCAAATGCTGAGTTAAGTGCAGCTAATCTGGCATTTTCGTTCCATAAAAAATATCCTGCTATCAACAAGACACCTATCACACCAAACAACACTTTGCTCATAGCCAACTACTGATTAATGTAATACCTATTGAAACAAAAGAAGTCGCAAGAAAAGCTAAAGTGCCGATCAGTAAATTTTTAGTTTCTTTAGCTTGTTGCTCTAAGTTTAATGTGACGTTGAGTATGTTATTATCTATTGTGTCGAATCTGTTGAATGCTGTTTTCCAGCGTTCAGTACACTGTATTTCATGTTTAGCTAAATCATTAGCTACGTCTTGTGCTGTTGCTTTTTTAGTTGCCATGCGTTGTGTATACCTCCAATTTTGTACTTTTACCTTTTACTTGTAAAGGTTCTAGTTTTATTAAGTTTTGCTCACTTTTTACAGCAGTGTTGTGCCCGATCACTATATCTTTACCAACTTCTTTCGTTGAACTTTCTAGTCTTGCTGCAACATTGACTGCATCACCTATAGCAGTATAATCGAATCTTGTAGCACTACCCATGTTGCCCACTACAGCTTCTCCTGTGTTGATTCCTACCCCTATCTCTACACCTAGCGAAGACTCTTTAAACTGTTTCTGTATGTCAATGGCTGCAAGTATGGCTTGATTCTCATGGTTTTCTAAATCCAAAGGTGCATTAAATATAGCCATCATGGCATCGCCTATGTATTTGTCGACCATACCACCATATTTTTTAACTGTTTCAGATTGTATAGTCAAAGCTGCATTCATAATGGTAGTTACACTTTCTGGATCCATACTTTCACTCATAGCAGTAAAACCACGAACATCTGTAAATAAAAAAGTACAGTATTTTTTCTCCCCACCAAGTTTTAAGGAAGCAGGATCTTTCTGTAATCTTTCGACTTGACGTGGGTCTAAGTAATGTTCAAACTGTTTTTTAATTTGTTGTCTTAACTTGTATTGCTCTCTAAATCGTAAATAAAACGCTACTGTTGTTGTGACAAACTGAGAAATCAACGACCAAGTTACATCTATTAAAATGTTTTGTTGTATAGTCCAGTATCCATATACCATAGTACATAATATTACACTTGTTGCTGTTAATACACCAAATGTTATACCTAAGTAAGAAAGTAACAACCAAACTACAGAAACAGTTAAAACTAAAATCAATAATTCTACAGCTAAAGCATAGTCTGGTATGTATGGACTATTTTCTATTAAAATAGACTCTGCTAATGCTGTTTGTATTTTGTGTGGTTCTAACAACCCTGCAGGTGTGGCTATCTGTGGCATAATACCTTTTGCAGTAAAACCAACAAAAACAAACTTGTTTTCTACATCCATCTCTCGTAAATCAGTCTGTGGTGTATCTACCCAACTTACCCATTTACGACCTAATGAATCTACAGAAACAGCTGGTAAACCTTTTACTCTTATTTCTTCTAGTCCGTTAGAATTAGTTTTTAAAACATATGTATCAGCATTAGCCAATACTTTTAACACTTCTGTGCCATACGCAGGAACCCAACCTTCTGGTGTCCGTAATAATAATGGTAGTCTACGAACTAAACTATCAACATCAGTTCTTGCAACTGCTACACCTTGATTAGCATTAGTTTTTAATACATCTATGTTTTGTACCACACCTTGTGCTAATATGCCACCTGTGTCTTCACCTAAAATAACAGTTCCTGTAGTTTCAGGGTATTCGTTAGTGTTGTTTTCATACATGGCTAATACACTTGGTGCAAAACTTAATGCTTCTGAAAACTCAAAGTCGCCACCGAATCTATCTGGCTGTGGAAAAGCTAATACCCATCCTACACCTATAGCACCTTTCCTTAATAAATTTATTTGTATTTGTGCTAATGTTTGTCTAGATAAAGGATAACCACCCTCATTAGCGATATCTTCTTCAGTTATGTTGAGTATTGTGAAATATCCTGAAGGTTCTTGTGTAGGAACAAATGCGTCGAAAGTTTTAAGTTTTAGTGTTTCTAAAATGTTGATTTGATTCAATAGAGGAACTACGAAAACAAACAACAAAAACATAAAAATTAATTTTTTCACTAGCTTCCTTGTTTAATAGTTATTGTGTTGATTGAACCACCATTTACCTTGACCACATTCTCTACACCATCTTGAAACAATATTACTGTATATGCGTTAGAACCATCTAAATCTAGTCTGACTGATTGTCCTACGTTTCTACGCAAACTAATCATCTGTCCTGTAACTATAGTTGTTATCTGTGTTGTTTTATCCTGACCGATCTCCGTTCCTGCTATACGTATGCTCGTAGCTACTTGACTCAACGTGTCTTCTTCCTCAGATACATCTAAAGCATCGATAATACTTAATAAATCTTCTAAAAAATTAACATCAAGATAGTTTATGTCAAGTTCTGTAAACTCTAACTGTGCTTCGTTATCTAAAACATCTTCAGCTAAAAAATCTACATCAAGGTCGTTAAAGTCTAGATAATCAATTGTGTTTTGTGACTGTGTTTCTTGTAAAACCTGTTGTGTTTCTCTAGGTGGGTTTACTATCAGCATGTTGTCTATAAACTCTAAACTTATGTCTAGTATAACTGGTTTAGAAGGTGGTTGATTATAGGTAAGCGTTGTTGTTGCTTGAAATGCTTGATTTAGTAAAACTTCACCCATAGCTGTTTTGACTAAAATCTCACCTGATGGGTTACCATACTCGTCAGGCAACAAGATGACTAAAGAAGATCCTGTTTCTGGTGTAGTGGTTATGGTAAAATCTGTTCCTCTCACAAACACATCAGCACTTTGTGTTTTTATGTGTATAGCTTTTTTATTATTAAATTTACCTGTAACGAAACGAGCAGTGCCACTTGCAAAACGTAGTGCCATTTCAGATTTAGTAGGATTAGCATCGTATATATACGAGTCTATAACCAATTTACTGTGTGGCATAACTCGAACTATAGTTTCATCAACAAATGTTACTGCAAGTTTACCACCTTGTGTTTTTATGTTGTCTAGCTGTTGTATAGGGAACTGTAGCTCAGCACCATAAGGTTTGTCTCTGACAACCTGAGCGATACCGTTAAGTTCGCTAATACTACCTATATCAACAGCTTGTGCTAGTACCTTGGTCGTTTTGAATGATGCAAACAGTGCTAGTAGTAGTACCAACACTTGTAACTTTAAGCCAGTCATTGTCTTGTGTAGATGCCTGTGTAATGTTAAAAGTACGATTAGAACCATCATGATCTAACCAAAAATAGCCACCTGCATAACCAGTGCCTGCATAAGTCACAGCATTATCATTACCATCTAGATTCATGTAGTTAGTTGCACCGTCTACGTTGACTCCAGCTGTAATGGTGTTGCTGTCACCACTAACAATCCAGTCTAGATCTAGTGTTCCTGCTAAAGCTGTTGTTGCATGGTTTAGAGTAAATGTGTTAGTGTTACCTGTTACGTCTACGTTTACGTTTGAGCCATCTGCACCATACGTGTTACTAGGATCAGTTTGCATGTTAAAAGTGTTAGTGTCACCATCGAACTCAAAAAAACCTGTGTAGTTATCTGCCCAAATATCTCCTAAAAATTTATTTGTGTTTCCTATTTGGTTTATGTCTAAATTCATGACTGTACCATCTAAATCTAATGCTGTCATAGAACCTGCAGTAGCATCAGAACCACCTATAATGTTGCCTGAACCTAACTGTTCTAAATCAAAATTTGAGTTACTAGCACCTGAACTTTGATCTATAAATATTTCATTGTCTGCTGCATACAATGGAGCAGATAGAAATAATATTAATAAAAGTTTTTTCATTCTTTCATCCTCCAATATCCGTTCTCTACACCCTCTCTTATAGTTTCAAGAACTGCTGTTTCGATTGCCATTTGCAAAGCAATACTAATAGGCTCATTTTTAACTGAACCACCTTCTAGTTCAACTAACTCAGTTCCTTCCGTAATAAACCTAAAGACGTCATTGTCTAAAGAAGCAGAAAGAATAGTTTTAGTTACTAAAACTTCCATAAGAACTTTTCCTGTGCTTACTGAAACAGTCCTTAATCCAACAGTAAGTGTATCTGATCTATACTGTTTTGACAAACCGATTCCTAAATATCTGGCTCCTGCACCACCACTAGAAGTATTAGCTTGATAAGAAAGCACTCCTCCCGTCATTATCATGTCAGCAAATTTTAAAGGTATAAGTTTTTTATCCTCATCAAAACTTTCTCTGGTTGATCTAATCAACTGTCGCTCTTTTGTAACTGCGTCTAACGACACACGTTCAACTACTTCGAAGAATCCATTATGCTCAGAACCTGCTTGTTTCAATGCTCTAATTAAATAAGCATGTGGTGCTTGTGTAACAGCACTACTGAATGTCGCATACGTAGAGTTCGACCTACGTTGTCCTGTTTCGTCTTTGAAAGCGTCCGCATACACTGCTATAACTGGCTTCCTTATAGGTTCTTTTACATAACGCAAATCTGTGTACAATGTGTCGACCACTGGTGACACAGTTCTTTCTGTTGGTGGAAAGTTGTTTTCTAGAGGGTCAATCATTAATGTACAACTAGAAAGTAAAACTGCCAACAGGCACAACGATTTCTGTAACTGTTCCTTCTTCATCTGTTATAGTAACTCTTACTGTTTCATCGGTAATCTCATATTCTATCACATTTCCTTCTAGTTCCATCGAACCAAAGTTAGACTTAGTCTCACCGAACAAGTTGTCTTCTATCTGTCTAGCTAAGTTTGCATAAATCCTAGATGTTAAGTTCCTCATAAACCTAGCCTCTACAGTATTGTCTTTTTCACGATCGATTTCGTCTTTTAACGCTTGTATTTCGTCTTTTATAGCTTGTTTACGATTAGTTTCTTGATTTTCTATAGTAAGGTAGTGACTAGAAGTTCCTTGTCCACTAAACGATGGCGATTTAAATTTATGCACCATCTCATCAGCACTTAAATAAGTTGCGAACACCATTCCTGTTACACTTAAAATTATTAAAGCTGTGCATGACCTTTTAATTATTTTATCTAGATGTATATAGTCTTTTTCGAATTGAGTGTTTGTACATTCATAAAAATACTTGTCTCTAGGTATAGGTTCAAATATAACATTGTCTATTGAAACAAGTTGATCTCTTTCTATTTGTTTAATTTTTTGTTTGTTCATCTTTTTCTTTTTCTTTTAACTCTAAAACAGTATTAACTTTTTGTTGTAATCGAATCATATCTTGGTCTAATAAACGTAATTGATCTGTTAGTCTTATTGTTGTTGATTTCATCTCCTCTACTGCAGGATCGATCTTGTTGGTTATCGTTTGCCAGACAAAATAAACAAAATAACCTAAACCTACAACCATGACTACAGGAAAACCAAAGTCTGCTATAAGTTGAGTTATATCCACTAGTCTCTCCTTGCATCGATTTTTCCATCTTCTACAAAGTTTTCAGCTCTAGCTATTCTATTCAAGTCGGGTGGAATGCCTAACGCACTAGAAACACTAACATCTATACGAATCATGTCGTTATTCATAATAGATGCTCTTGTAATTAACATTTTAGATATACCCTGTACAGTTTTTATCTCGTCTACTAAACCATCCATAAGTTGTTTCATAACTAAAAAGATAAAGTATGCCATAATCAAAGCACCAGCTATCGGCAGACCTAACTCAGCGATAAGGTCAAACACCTCCACTACTTATCTTCGCCTTTGAAACTCTTAGACGCTCCTGACGTACCAGCGTACAATCCGAACCACGCAGCACCTGCACCAACTATTATAGAAATTAGTCCTGATTGCTCAAAACTTGGTTCAGGTAATGCCATGAACCACATAGTTGAATAATATAGTAAAAATATGTAAACACTTAAAAATACTCTAGGAAAGATTCTCCAACTGTCTACTGCTTGTGCTAAATATATCCATTTTTGATGTGGGTTTCTGTTACCCTCATCCTCAAGTTCTCTTATCCTATCCTTTAGTCTCGACTGCTCTTGCAGTAAATCCATAAACTTACTAAGGTCGATTTCTACCTCATTTCTGTCCATGTCCCCACTAAAGTTACCTGAGGATGGTCTATCGTTCATTTATCTTTTTTGACCTCTACTGTCGTGTATGCTTCGTTTACGTCAGGTGTAGATTTGTCATCAGCTACAAATTTGCCATCTTCATCTCTTGCTCTTACAACTTTTTCCTCTACACCTCTAAGTTTTTGCCAGAACCTTTTTATTAAACTCATTTTTCTTTCGCCCTTCCAACGTTTATTGCACACCAATCTATTAGTTTATAAACTTTACCAATTATTTGATCGTCTCTTGGTGTTGGTGTCAAAGCACAAATTAAAGATGCTCCTGATATTACCCAAGGCACTAATTGTATTATTGTTAATATTGTATCTAACATAAGGCTCTCCTTTTATTAATTCGCTGCAATATATGCTTTACCTGTATTAATAGCATTAGTACAGTCTGTTTTCTTACTACTAGATGAACCTTTTACGTTAGGTGTGTCATCATCTGAATCAACAGGTTCGTACTCTAGTATAGTTTCTAAATGATCAACATTTTGTTGTACTCTTGCATTTATCTCAGCTTGAGTCCAAGTTGTATCAGCTTCTGCTGAACCATCGACATAAATTGATTTTTTGCCGTTAGTGTTCACATCATTGATAAGTGTAACGCTGTCTTCTGCTGCTGTTAAACATTGTGCTACTGTTTGTGCCATATTATTCTCCGTTTAATGTTTCTCTAATTCTTCAACTTTAGCCGAAAGTTCTTGCACTGCTTTTACTAATATCGGTACAAACTTTTCGTATTGCAAAGAATACTGTTTACCATCACCTGACAAGTTACTAACCAAATTAGTTTTATCAGATAAGTTATGGTTTATTGATTCTTCTAAAGCAACAACATCTTGTGCTTTAAAACCAACATCCATCCAATCTTCTTTATGCGAACCATCATGTGTAATACTGTTTAAATCTGCATCAGGGTTTGTATCCCAATCTATGTAATTATGTCTTTTGTCCCAATAGTAAGTATATGGTATTAATTGATTTACAAAATCTAACCCAGCAGATAACGGTTGAAAGTCCGTTTTGTCTCTTTCATCAGATGCAACAGTTATTGATACTTGTGCATTTATTTTTGAGTGATCGCCATTACCTATAGTCACTTCGTTATTACCACTTGATATTGCACCTCCAGGTGAGCCTGAGGTACCAGAACTCGTGCCTAGTAACATGTTATTAGACCCTGTACTTATAGATCTACCAGCGTGCTTACCGATTGCTACAGTATTGTTACAACCTGCTCCATTTTCTAGTGCTTCAACTCCTAATGAGGTGTTACCAGAACCACTTGTTTGATCAAGTGAAGATGCTCTACCTACTGCTGTGTTGTCAGTACCAGTAGTTAGTTTACCCATAGCTTCGTATCCCAAGGCTGTGTTATTTGTACCTGTTGTACAAGCATCTAATGATTGAGCACCTACTGCTGTGTTTTGAGCACCTGTTGTATTCACTAACATAGCATCTTTACCTATTGCTGTGTTATTAGAAGCTGAAGTGTTGGCACCTAAAGCATTTGTGCCAACTGCTGTGCAACTTTCACCTGTTGTCAAAGCATCCATTGAGTTTGCACCAACAGTAGTGTTTTGATTGCCTGTTGTTTCAGCAAATAACGCTTTGTACCCAACTGCTGTGCTATTTACTCCTCCAGAATTAGTAGTGTTATGATTATATAAAGATTGATAACCTATTGCTGTCATGAACTTACCAGTGGTGTTTGTATACAACGCTTGTAAACCTACTCCCACGTTATATATTCCAGTAGTGTTGTTTTCCATTGCACCTTTTCCTAGTGCTGTATTATCATCACCTGTGGTAGTATTAAACAAAGCATTATGTCCTACTGCTGTGTTATTACCTGCTGTGGTAGCACTATACAATGCTTGAAAACCTACACCAACTTGGTTTGCTCCTGTGGTGTTTGTATGCATAGCAGACTTTCCAACTGCTGTGTTGTTAGAAGCTGTGGTGTTTGCTCCTAAAGCATCTCTACCCACTCCCACGTTACTGCCCCCTGTAGTGTTTGCATCCATAGCTAAAGTTCCTATGGCAACATTGTTTTCACCAGAGGTGCTTAATTGCATTGCTCTATCACCTACAGCTACGTTGTTTCCCGCAGTTGTTAGTGTTGATAAAGCTAAGTGTCCGATAGCTATGTTATCACCACCTGTAGTTTGCGCCCCTAGAGCATCTACTCCAACAGCTACGCTATCTATCCCAGTTGTGTTGGCATCTAAAGCGGATTTACCCACAGATACATTATTAGTGCCTGTGGTGTTAGAACCTAAAGAACTTTTCCCAACTGCTGTGTTATTAGAAGCTGTAGTAGTGTTTGCTAAAGCACTATAACCAAGTGCTGTATTTTCAGCACCTGTGGTGATTGATTGACCTGCGGCAGAACCTACGGCTACATTTTCTGTTCCTGAAGTGTTTGCTGTCAATGCTTGATAACCAACTGCTGTATTATCATTTGCGGTGGTTGAAGCATCTAACGTAAATGAACCAATAGCAACATTTCTTGTACCTGTTGTTATGCTTAGTCCAGCATCATTACCAAAAGCATCATTAGAAACTCCTGTTGTAAGGTCGCTTAATGCCTTATGTCCTACACCTGTGTTATTAGTTCCCTCTGTGCAGGCATCACCTGACCTTTCGCCTACGAATACATTTTCAGCACCTGTTGTTATTGCTTCACCTGCAGCTTTACCGATAGCTGTATTACTATGTCCTGTGGTTGCTGCGTTTAGAGCATTCTTACCTACAGCAGTATTATCGTCTCCCGAAGTTAAAGCTGCAAAAACATCTGCACCTAAACCAGTATTATTATCAGCAGCATCAATAGTGCCTGTAGCATTATCCCCAATCATAAGAGAATTTGTGCCAAAAGTTTTACTTGTGATGCCGTTATAACTTGCTGCTGTAGAAGCACCTGTTGTAGCTAAATCACCACCTATAGAAACATCATCTGTAACTGTTAAATCGTCTTGTACTTTTAGGTCTACTGTAGAAAGACTAGCAAAAGCGTCTACTACTGCTGCTCCACTACCAGCACCATCTAGGTAAACTGCCTTTGTGTCGCCAGCTGGTATGGTTACGTTAGCTCCAGAGCCTTGTGAAATTATTATGTTCTGAGAACCTGAAGTTCCATTCTCAATAAACTGCATTCTGCTTATAGTGTTCGGTCCAATAGTTATTGTGCATGCACTGTCTAGTGTGCCTGTGTATTTAAGATACATAGCTCTGCCAGGATCGGCAGCACCATCAGCCACGGTTGTAGTGTGAGTATCAGCATTTGTTGTTATTGCTTCTGTACCGAAACTAAGAGCTTCTCCTATTAATTCTAGGTTTGTATTTGTAACATCGCCCCAAGTTCCTGACGCATCACCTGTCGCCATTTCATTCAATCTTAGATCATTTACGTATGAACTTGCCATTTTTTATCTCCGTACTACTTTGATTATACTTATTTTTTCGGGAATAGTTAAGCAACTTCTTCCCACCCTGGATTCTGTGTGTCAGATACTGTCTCCCAGTTAGGTGTTTGAGAATCATCGACCAGCCCCCAAACTAACACAGTAGGTTCTCCTGTTGTGCCTGAAAGACCTGATATAGAAACAACAGCTTTTGCTACTGGTGTTACAGTTCCTAATGCACTAGTTCCTGCTAGTCCTGTAACTTGAACTGTCATGCCCAATGCTATAGTAATCGTTCCTAACGCACTGGTTCCTGCTTGACCTGTTGGTGTTACATTTGCTTTTCCTATAAATGTAACAGAACCGACAGAACCTGTAGCTTCAACACCAGAAACACTTGCGTTAGCTTTAGCTATTGGTGTTACAGTACCTAACCCACCAGTTGCTGCTAAACCACTTACATTTACTACAACATTGTGGTGTACTGTGACTGACCCTACACTAGCTGTTGAACTTAATCCTGCAACTGGAACATTAGCTTCTCCGTCTACATCTACTGATACAGAACCAACTGTGCCGACTGCACCTTGTATGGAAGCAATAGCTTGTGCATTTACACCAGCTACAGGTGCACCTGTTGTTCCTGTTTGTCCTGTAGGTGTAACATTCGCAGCAGCATCTGTACTTACGCTTCCTAAAGCACTTGTAGCAGATTGTCCTGTGAGTGTTTGATTAGCTTCTGCGTCTACACTTACAGTTCCTAGTGCAGATGTTGCAACTAAAGTTGAAAGTGTTTGATTAGCTTCTGCATCTACACTTACAGTTCCTAGTGCAGATGTTGCAGTTACACCAGATATGGTGAAACTTATTGGTATTGATGCTGGTTGTCCCCATGGACCTTCGCCCCAGCCAGCTCGACCCCACCCTGTCGACATAGTTTATACTAAGCTATTCTTATAATAGCTGTGCTTGCTGCTGCTGCAGGAAAAACTATTGTAAAATCACCTGCTGTTGAAGTTTTATCTCCACCGAAATCTATGGTAGCCACTGATGGATCACCACTAGCAGAATCGTTGTATATTAAACAACCTCTTGCTGTAACTGTTGCTGTACCAAAAGTGAGATCAGAAAAGTCTGTAAAACCTGTTGTTCCACCACTTGTTGGAGCGACGTTAGTTAGAGCAGCACCAGCTGCAGTGTAGTTAGTTCCTGAAACCTCATTCGTTGTTGTGTATGCTGTTGTTGTAGCACCCATAGTCGCCGAACTTGTGTACAAAGCTAACTTAAAAGTATTCCCACCAGATGCTTTAAAATTATGAGTTGCTTCTAACAACTCTTTTTTAAAGCTAGTGGTTAATGTTGATGTAATTGCCATTACTTTAACTCCTTTAGTATATTTGCTAAATCATTATCACCTTGAGAAATCAACATGTTACGCATTGTACAACGTTCACTGTTAATTGCTTCCTTGATATAATAAAGTATTGTCGAATAAATCGCAAGCCTGTATGCCTCTGCTTGTTGTCTAATGTGTGGTTCTGCATCTTCTGATATACCACATATTCTAGCAGTGCATTTTTCTGCCCAAAACTCAGGACTGTGTCCTCTGTTCTGTTGGGTGGCTACTTCTATTAATCCTAAACTGGAGGTTCCGTTATCTTCTATCATTAGTACCTTTTTGCTTCTGGTGGTGTGTTTAAAACAGGAACGAGTTCTGCTTCTGCTCTTTGTTTTTGTTCTAGTTTTTCACAGTACTCGTTGTGTCCTATAGTGTAAAACTCATCTTCATCTATAAGTATCAACAGTGGATTTTGTAAACGATGATAACCGTACAACTTTTCTTGTATTGGTGTATCTGTATCTAATAATCCTGATCTAGGTGCTACACTTACAATCATGTTGTTTTCTGTGCATTTAGCTAACCAAAACTCTACACAAGATCGACCAGCTTCAGCAAAGTGTAGGTTGCCTTTATATGTAAAATCTAACCCAAACAAACTAAGTTGAGCAACTTTATGATACAAAGCGAAAGCTATAGCAAAAGGTACAGTGTTGTTAAAATAAGAGCATCTAGTTTCTTTCACTACATCTAACAACGGAAACTCAACTAAATTGTCGCATCTATGGTCGAGCTCACATGTGTATATTGGTCCAGGATGTGACTTCAAAACTTTACGCATTATGCCTGTTTGACTACCTGCTGCGTCTGAGTCTAAGAATCGAGAAGCTGGATCCATCATAAACACTCTATCACAGTCAGTAATTCCTGCCATAGCATTTATACCCCAAACCTCATCGAACTCTATACTGTGTGATTTAGCTAAGTGGAAATCTAACTGACTTTCTCCCATAGCAACTAATGCTATGTGTGCACCTTCAAGAGATTCTATACGACTCATGACTGTGGTTCTCTTCGTACTTCTCCGTATCTGTATTGATCTCTAGTCGACTTACCTTCACCAAGATTTTTCAGCAGTATTAACGCTTCTTGTAACTTTGATTCATAGGCTGGCATTGCTTCATAGTTTTTTAAATACATACAAGCTTCGGATAAAGAACCATACAGCATTGCATTTATGGCATTTGTAGATAACCACGTTGTGTCTGTACCTGTTGTTGCTGTTAAAGATGTAGGTCTATAAAAATAATGCAGTTCAAAGTTATAGTTTGAGTCAGGTGTCGGTGCTATGATAAAAGTGTTATCATCGAACTCAGCATAATACTTAGATTCTCCTGTTGTTGCTTCTGCTGGTGTATAGTCTCTAATGAAAGATACTTGTTTTTGTAATAAATAGTTGTAGTTATTACTGCTATCTATCAATGCTAAACTAAACGATGATAAGTAGTCGTTCGGTGTAGCAAGATAAGGTGAAGATGCAGTTCCTGTTCCTGTCACATTTTTTCTGAACACATCTAACTGCACACTTTTGAGTATTTTCTCTTCTGTAGCTTTTATAAAATTTGGTATGTTGTTTACAAAAGAAGTTTCATCGCTTTCAAGGTAGTCTTGTATTGCTGTTGTTAATGTCGTATTAGTCCAACTCATGATGTAGTTATTGTAACCTCCCCTAGTTCAGATGTTGCTTCTCTTAAAGAAAAACTAGAACCTATTGTGTTGCTGTTTAATGCAAACATTATAGGTGAACTAACACCTGCAGCATTCTTAGGGTTGCTAACCTGTACTGTACCTAAACTAATAGTAGACTTTACGTCTGGTCTAGGGTTAAGTAAAGCTTCAGGATCTATCGTGTTTCTGTTTACTCTTAGTTGTGGGTGTTTTGGGTCGAACATGTCAGGTCCAACTAATAGACCATTCCATGTTTTTTTCATCTCATTTAGCTTATATCTAAAACCACTTATGTCACATATTCCGTATGCGTTTTTACCACTTGAGTATGCCATTAATAACTTATCCTTGGTGTTAGATGTATACTAGCTCTATCTCTGTCTTCATCTGCTGCTCTATTAAAACTTTCTTCATAGTCTACTTTTAACAAACCAGCTTTTTGTGGGTTTCGTTTTAAACAAAGTTGGTATGCTAGTCCTAGTGTCATACACTGTATGAATCTGCTAGGAACTTCTTGATCTTGTGCTGATGCAGTTGCATCGTCTATTCTCTGCACTCTATAGCTTATAAATTGATATCTTGTAGCATTATCAGGTGTGGGGTATAGATTTAATACTGGTGTTTCTTTTCTTTCTACAAAATATTGTGAAGGTCTTCCTGTAGTTGTTTTATCAGGAATGCTTAGATATTCTGAACGACTAATCCTTTCTATTGTTATGTCACTAAATGTTGAGCTTGACACACTATCGTAAACTCTGACGATAGCTTCAAGCACATCTACATCAAATGGGTTTAAGGTATATGTAGATGTACCTGAAGTTAAGTCGAGGGAGACTTGTTCTACTGTCCAAAGGTTTATGCCTCTGTTTGCCCAGTCTGAGAACATTATGTTAAGGGATCTTCTGGCAGTTGCTGCGTCGTAACCTGTTCGCATCTCTAAACCTGCAAGTTCGTATGCTTCTTCGATTACTTCTGCTGTGTCTAAACTAAATGATTTAGTGCCAGAAGTTGCCATGATTAATACTCTTTGACTACTGTTAGAACAATAACGTATGAGTCGCCACTAGCATGCCCAGTAGTTGTTAACTTGATGTCACCTGTTTTACCACTGGCAGCTGCAGTATTTTGCAGTCCACCCATGTACGAAAAGTCAACATAATCACTGTAGTCAGAATTTAAATCCCAACATATAGTGTTCGTGCTAGCATTCCATAACAGTTTGACACTCATGCCGAAAGTAGAATAATTTATGTCGTAAAGTTTACAACCAGTGCAAGCAGCACCATCACTTTTTCTAGGAGCAAGTGCACTTACATCTACTTTTGTTACTGCCGATTCACCAGTTCCGTCAGATGTGTTAGTCAGCTGTATTACAGCTTTCCTGTCATCATCTACAATCGTTGTTGAAGTTACTGCATCAGCCATAGTTTACCTCCTATTAAGCGTCAGCAAATGGTGTAACTATAGTGCCTGAGCCTAAAATTATACCTTCAACAGCATACTTAGCAGAAGCTATAGCAGTTACTTTTACTATACTGCCAGCTAATCCACCTTTAGTTGAACCGTTCATGGTGATTACATCGTTAGATGCACCTGATATAAATACCTTACCACTTGCATCATCTTTACCTGAATAAAGACCACCAACAAACTTATCAGTTCCGTCTGTTAGTATGTCCATGTCTGTAGCTGCAGTTTCTACTACGAAAAAGAAACTAGCACCTAAATTGTTAAGTTGGTTAGGATCATCATCCTGTCCTGGTGCTGTAGCCACAATACTAGGAAGTGTGAACTTACCATCCGCATCGTTACATGTTAATACTTTACCTGCGTGTGCAGCAACTGTCAGACTAGTGTCTGCTGTTAAACTTACAACTGTCGCATTACCTGCCGAAATAAAACCAGCTAAGGATCTAACTGGTCCCGAAAATGTCGATTTTGCCATAATTTCCTCCTTTGGAAATAAGTTCTATAGTCTTGGCTTGTCTGCTAGGTCAGTCTATAGAACAATTATTTTTACCTAGAAATTTATTGTATATCTATTGTCGAAAAAAATAAAGGGAAGCCGAAGCTTCCCTTTACTTATTCTAAACGATTATTTACGCTCCTGGGGATCCGTAAATACCACGCCAGTCACTAAAACCAAAAGAATATCTTTCTCTTGCTT